TGAGCTGGCCCCGGCCAAGGTGCTGACCGGGTCGGTGTTGCAGTCACACGGCTTAACGTGCGCGTCGTAGCGGCTGTTAATGCCCGAGGCCAGCAGCGACCCCCCGGCAGAGTACAGCGCGCATGTCACGACCGCCCGAGGGCAGAACCCAGGCTGATTAGCGCGGGCGCGCACCTCAGCCATTGCCTGTTCCAGCGACCAAGCGCCCATGTTACCACGCCCCTTCGTTGCGCAGGCAGCGAATTGCACCCAGCCAGCCGTTGGCCTCGCTGAACTGAGGGCCGTCATAGTTGGGGCCGGCGTGCTCAGTGACATACGCCTTAAGGATGGCATCAGCCTTAGGCGCTTCGCCGTTGAAGATATGCCCGCTGACCGTGTGATGATAGTACGCCCCAACGGCGACCTGCAGCAAGTCCGCTACCTTTTCCTGCAGTCGGGCAAAGACGTACACGTCCTGACAGACCGTGGTGGTGTAGTTGTTGGAGCGCATGCTAACCGTCATATCCAGCGCGCCGTTGCGAACGCGGAAGTTGAAGGCGTAGGTACACATGTATTCGCAGTTGGTCGTGCCGGCGTGCAGCGCGTCTGCAACATGACGGTCATCCGTGCCCAACATCATGATGCAGGCGCGGCGGCTGTCGGGGTTGCGTTGCAGCTCGCGCACCACAAACGGCACCTGCTCCAGAATGCGCGGCCCGTAGGCGGTGCAAAGGATGTCGTTAAACATGGTGCCGAAGTTGCCGGCGTTGGGGTTGAGCGCCTTCATTTCTTCAGACACCGCTACTTTGCCTGACAAAATCCAGTCGGCCATCAAGCGGCTGAACTCATGGCGAAACGCCCGCACTGGGTTGGTGACGGCGCGCTCATCGATATGGAAAAACGGCTGCAGTTTAAACGTGTGGTTGATCAACTCCATATCAGCAGCAAGGCGCGCGTTGATCAGGTTTGCGTGGTACACGTCTTCCCATGCTGCACTAAGGGCTTGTACACTCATTGCGCGGCCTCCTTTGTGAACGCTATGGCGTAGTGGCTAAAAGCCTCAATGTAGCCGCTGGGCTTGAACGGCACCGCTTGAACCTCAAACGCCACCACCTCTTTTTCCAACGTGTGGCCGGCTTCGGTCATGGCCGCTAAGCGCCATTCCAGGCGCAGGCCGGGAAACTGCTCTGCCACGATAAGAACGCCACCCACCTTCAGCATGCGGTAGGCGTCTGCAATCATGCGGGCGCGGTCTTCGGCACCTTTGCAGTGCAGAATTTCGCTCATGATGACCATATCGAACAGGTTGTCCAGGTCTTCGGTCGGGTTGTTTTCGGTGCCCAGCGCATCACCCTCGCGCACCGTGATGCCCCAGGCGTCGGCAAGCTCGCGCGGGTTGCCCGGCGCTTTGTCAATGAGCCAGCCAATGGTGTTGGGGTTCAGTTCGCAGCAGCGTTTAACAAACGCGCCGTTGCCGCCGCAGTAGTCCAACACCAGCGGGTCAGCAACATGCTTAACCTGCAACGCCGCCCAGTTCAGCAGTTCAGGCAGGTAGGCGTTGGAGTAGTTTTCCAGGCCGTTGCGCAGCTGGGCGTACATGGCGGGGTCGGTAGCGTTGCCGTTGAGCTGGTGCCCAATCATGGCAAGCTCATACTCCAGCAGCGCGGCGCACTCTGCCACGTTGACACCCTGCTTAGTGAGCTGAACGCCTTTTTGGTCGGGCGTTGCTACTAGCAGACCCATGCGCGCCCAGGCGGCGGCAACAGCGTCAACAGCACCGGGCGTTGCAGTTTCCCAAACCTTGTCACGGCTGCCCTTGGCCAGTGCCACCAACGTCCAAAGCGCTTCCAGCATGCCGTACAGCGATGGGCCGTGCTCGCTTACAGGATAGCGAAACTCCATGCCGGTCTTGAAAATACTCTGCGCCTGTTGAAGGGCAGCGGGTTTTGTCGGTTGCATGATTACACCTTTGCTTTCAAGTGAGGGAGGACAAATTGACTGATATACAGGTCAATGTCAAGGGTGCTGGAGTGGTGCATGTCGTACACTTCAACCACGCCTTGCGGCATGAGCACCGGCTCTGCGCCCTGGAACAGCGCTACAAAGTTTTCATACACAGCGCTGGCGTTTTCCAGGTCAGGGCCGTGCAGCTCTTTGCGCGTTTGACACATGCGCGTGTAGTTTTCCAGCCATGCCGCGTTATCACTCGGCAGGGCAAAGAGGTTCAACGCCGCTGCGCCTTCGGTCATCGTCTTCCAGTGGATGACCTGTTCCATATCGTACTCGCCAGCACGGTACACGTTGGAGTACACAGGGTGCGACATCCAAGGGCGCTCCAGCACCACAACGCAATGCTCAGCCAGCGCCTGGGCGTAGGCAATGGCGTGGGCGCGGTAGTTGTGCATAACGCGCGCCAGCTGAGGCGACCAAGTCAGGTGGATGTACTGGCCACCCGTGACTTCAACGATACGCTTGGCCAAGGTGGTCTTGCCGCTTGCGTCGGGGCCGTCAATGGTGATCAGGCCGCAAATGCTGGCCGTATCGATGTAGACTTCTTCGCCATGAATGAACATGGGCACGCTACCCTCAGGCACATGCGGCTTGTACGGGCCTTTGCCCACAAGGTCGCCCAGGTACGGCGGCAGCCAGTCGTCAGGCTTGGTAATTTCCATCATGTGCTCAACGTCGTGGCCTTGCTCTTTAAGCAGGGCGCGGCGGCGTTGTTTGGCCGGGTCAACGTTTTTGGCCATGTTGGCAGCATGCACGCGGCGGACGGCTTCGTCAATGTCAAAGCCATGCAGCAGCGCAGTAGCGGTGAAGGCATGCAGGGCCAGGGCCAGGGCGCGGTACTGCAAGTCCAGGTCGCCGGTTGCTGCAACCGTTTCAAAGCGCGTTACAGCGCTGCTGTGCAGCTGCAGACGCAGGGCGCGTTCGGCAGGTGATAGCATGCGCGGCGGGCCGTCATACAATACCTGTTCGCCAACGATGTTAAGCTTTTCAAAGTGCAGGCCCATGCGGTGGGCGGTGCCAGCCAAGAAAATCAGTTCGTCGGCCAGTCCGTCCAACATGTCTTCCAGGTCGGTAGCGTCGGCGTATTCCTTGGCTTCTTCGCGATGGCATTCCAGGCGAAACGCCAGTTCTGCCGAGGTCAGGTTGCGCTTTGGGCCGTCATAGGCCAAGCCAAACTTGGTATGGAACTGTTCGAGCATCTGATGAATGCTCATGGCTTCAAACGGTGACGTGTCGTACACCAAATACGTGGCTTTCATAAAAGTCCCTTATGGGTGGTGGGTGGTGGTGGCAGTACAGCTTAGCACATCGACTAGCAGGTTGCTAGCTTTCATGACCACGCGGCCGGTTTCCAAGTTTACAAGCATGCACTTGCCGGCGACCGGCTGCACGTTGGCTTCGATACTGGTTACACGGGGTACAAGATAGTAGGCAATGCGGCCGGTGGGGCCAGCCAGCGCCACGGTGCGGCCGGGTTTAACGATGGCCAGCGGTACGGGCGGGGCGGTGTTTTCATTCTTAGGAGGGATAACCAACATGATAAAGCCCCAGGTAGTTACAGCAGGTTCCAGCTTTTGCTAATGCGGCGGGTGCAATCGTATTCGTTGTGGAGCCGCGACACCAGTTCAGCCACTTTGATACGCCAGTGATTTGGGAGGCAGGTTGTTACCGCCGTGCGACCATTTGACACTACCTCCACACGGGCAAGGAGGGTGTCAAAGGCCACTGAGGCAACGGCGCTATGACCGTTGACCTCAGTAGCGATGCACTTAGAGCGCAAGCTTGTCGGCTGGAGCTTTGGCTGACTTGGTCGCAGGCTTCTTAGCCGGTGCTTTGGCAGCGGGCTTTGCAGCAGCTTTGGCACCGGGCTTTGCAGCGGCCTTGGCGGCAGGCTTCGGCAGCGGCTTTGCAGCAGCTTTAGCAGCGGGCTTGGCCGGGGCTTTGACTGGAGCAGCAGCGGCCTTTTCAGCGTGCTCTTTCCAGTATTCGCCATGCGGGCCTTTCTTGGCCAGGGCCAGGTTGGCCAGTGCCCATTCGCGGTGCTCAGTGGAGCCGACCGCAGCAAATTTTGCTTCGATCTTTTCTTCCACGAACAGTTCGCGGCGGTACTTGGTGCAGTGCTTCTTGTCAGCGGCGGACTCCGGGAAGTCCTTGTGGACAGCGGCCAACACTTCAGCGTCGGTTTTGCCCTTGATGATCAGCGCGCGGATCAGGTCTTTTGCGGTTTTGCGTTCGGCGGTCTTGGCCATGATAGTGATTCCTGTTTCGTTGATTAGGGTCAGCAAAGCTGCTATTGGTAGCGACAAATGGTCGCCGCGTTTCATACCGTTACCAAGGTCGCCAGCCAGTCGAATGACAACCATGGGGCCGAGTTTAGAGGTGTCAGTGGAAGTTGTCAAGGCATCAGTGCCCGCAACGTGTTCGTCAGCCGGCAGACTGTCGGCCAGTGCTTGCGCGTTTAGTTGCGAGCACAGCAGAGCAGCGGCCTTTTCAGACTTTTTGGAGCCGGCCAGCTCGCCACCTGCGCGGCTGACAATGGCGTACTCCGACTTGATCTTTTCGATGTAAAACGGTTCGCCCTTGCAGCGAGTGCAGGCACCGCCCTCAATAGGCAGCGGTGGAAGGTGGCTATCACCCCAGACCTTAACCCCGTTCGGCAGCTTGGGGGTGCTTACACGGTCAGTGCAGAGCGCGCCGTTGCAATAACCACAAGTGGCCAGTTCAAAAAGGGTTTGGGTCGGTGCGTGAAAATGGCTTTGCGGCGTGGCTTTCCAGTCGTTGACGTATTCAATGGTGCTCATGACGGGGTTTCTCCAGTTGAGTGTAGACCAGTGCGGCCTGACACGCAATGTAAACGACCCGTGGCAACGTGTCCACCCCCGCGAATAGACCGAATCGCTATTAAACACGACTGTGTAATTCGCTTATGGAATTTGCAGCGGTTTCTCTTACACGGCGTTTAACAGACCTTGACCAAAATCCTTTGGCGTCTTCTCTTAAACGGCGTGTAAGAAACCTTGCCGCAAATCCTTTGGCGTCTTCTCTTAAACGGCGTGTAAGAAACCTTGCCGCAAATCCTTTGTCAACTTTTCTTAGACGCCCGGTAACGCTGCACCGCTCTTTTAAAGTCCTGCTGTGCTGCGTCTTTTGTTGCAACGCGGGCGGCCATGACTTCGTCCACCGTGCCCTCGGCTACTATCTGATGCACCCTGACACAACGGCCCTTAAAGCCTTGCCTGTATATGCGCTTAATGTACTGCAGCCATGCCTCCAAATCCCATGTGCCAGCAAACCATACGATGTCAGCGCCCGGCCCTTCTTGCAAGTTAAGCCCGTGCGATATGGAACCGGGGTGGCCCAGCAAAAAGCGCAGTTGGCCTTTGTTCCACGCCGCTTCCAGCCGCGCACCTTCAGCAGGTGTTACACCTGATCCTATGTGCGGCACATTCTTAACGCCGAACTCTTTTTGCAGCGCGGCTCTTATGCGCACAAGGTCATGGTGAAAGTCATACGCGATTAAGAGCGGCTTACCCTGCAGCTCATCAGCAAGGTCTATTAGCGCTTCAAGCTTGGCGTCGTGCAGCGCGTACCACGGCCGGCGCGCCTGGGGCAGCGGCTTCTGGCCCTCTTCTGTTGCGTGGTACAACGCGCCGTTGGCAATCTGCCTGCACGCCATTGTTGCAACAGCTGAGTTTTTCAGCTCCACCGCGTCTTCATCGATTTCAGTGAACAGGTCGTTTTCGGCTTCGGTGTAATGCTGCATGGCCTTGGCAGGCAGTTGCACCGTTATCGTATGAAAGGTCAGTGCTGGCATGTCCAGGTAGTCTTCGGCTTCCATAACAAGGCACATATCAGACGCGCGGCGATATATGTTGTCCCGTTGCTTGTCGCCCGCTATTTCCCATTTCTTGCCCATGTAGCCCGCTTTCCTGAAGTATTGGTTGCGGAAATGGGTGATCTTTGCGCCGAACTTCTGGCCCTTGTCAACGATTAAGAACTGTGACCACAAGTCCATCAGGCTGTTAGGGGCGGGGGTGCCGTTGAACACAAAGCGGTGGGTGAACTTAGCCAGCCTGGGCTTTAACAACCGCAACCGCCGACCGGCCGGGTTCTTAAACTTGCCCGACTCATCGACGATTAGCATATCAAACGGCCAGTTACGCTTGCCCTTGAGCGCGATGGTGAACAGCCATTTGAGACCCTCGGGGTTGATTATGTACATGTCAGCTGGCTGGCTCAGCTCATATTCTTTGTTGGCCCCGTGCAGGATACGCGCCTTCATGCCACGGGCGAACCCCCATTTACGCAGCTCTTTGGGCCAGACCGTGTAACAAGGGCGCAGCGGTGCAACAACCAACGCGGCCTTGACCCGGCCCATGCGCTGCAAGGACTTCAGTATGCGCAACCCGATTACCGTTTTACCAAGGCCGGGGTCTAGGAACAGGGCTAAGTTACCGCGTTTAACACCTGCCGCAATGGCGTTCAGCTGGTACATGTGCGGCACAAACAGCGTCATAGAATAAGCGCCTGTTGTTGAACTTCGGTTTCCAGTATCTCCAGCGCTTGAGCCAGGGTATCACACACGTACACGTTGTAGCCGCGCTTGCGCATTTCCTTGTGCCGGTGCAGCTGGCCGGGGCGGGGCGTTTGGCCTTCGCGCTTGAACTCAATGAAGAAACTGTACCCATTGCCAAGAAACACTTGGCGGTCGGGCCAGTTGCGCCAGCCCGGTATCTCCATTTTCAGTGCCCAGTAGCCGCGCAGAGCACAGCGCTCAACAAAGGCGTCCTCCGCCACACGCTCAACAGGTGGTTTGCTCATGCAGGACGCCTCCAGTTAAACCGCTTGAGCGCCGCGTTCATGCGTCGGGCCAGCTTAATCTCTGCTTTGACTTCTGGCAGTAGGTAACGCACACAACCCGCGTTAAAGCGCATACCAACAAGGCGCGCTGGCACCCACCAGCCTTTACACATTCGCATACGTGGCTTGTTCATTTCCTGTACCTCGGGCCTTCCCAACCTTCACTAGTCACCGGCAAATCACCGGCCCATTTTGGCAGCGTACATAGCAGCATCTCAAAATCCTTAAGCGAACCAAAGTCTTCGTCATCCTCACTGGCCGCTTCGTCGTGTACCGTCATGATCAGGTAGTAGCCTACGCAGTCCAGCAGCAACATACCAAACGCCATGAGGTCACGGGCCACACCCTGGGTCACGTTTTCGGTCAGCTTCCCGCCGTAGGTGGACAGTTCACCCCATTTGTGTGTCTTGCTGTGGCAGCCTTGGTAAAACAGCTCATAGCTCAGCTCGCCCCACTTGAAACTTTCGCGCACAACCGGGAACGGGTAGCCTGTTGTGTGCCCTGATGGGAAGCGGCAGAGTAGTATAGGCATTTTACCGTAGCGTGTCATCTTGAACTTAATGCCAAGATAGTTTGTTACACGGCCAGGGAAGCGTACCGCCTCAATGGCTACTGCCTCCAGCTTCTTCCAGAGCTTGGGCACCAGCGGGAAGCGCTTGCGGTACGTCTGAATGGATTTCTTAGCCGTGACCCGGTCGATGATGATGTTCGCCACCTCTTCGCAGCGGGTCTTAAACTTCTCATCACCCATGCCGTAGCCTGCGCCCAGAATGGTTTCCTTACCCAGCGGCCGTTCATCTGATTCCTTGTCCAGCGTGTGCATGGGCACACCGTAGATTGCTGCCGCCATGTCCAGATAAATGTCTTCGCCGCGCCGGAAAATGTCCAACGCCCGCTGATCACCTGCTAGCCAGAGCAGCACGCGTGCCTCAATTGCCGAGTAGTCCGCTGATTTCAGGTGCTTGTCCAGCATGGCGCAGATGACAGCGCGCAGCGAGCTGGTGAGGATTTCCATGGAATTGGCCAGCCACCATGTGTCCTTGCCTTTGGCCTGCCGCTCTTTCTTGTCGCGGGCCTCAATGTCAGCGGCCAGCTTGTCCAGCGCCTTGACGCAGCCCTGCTTAATGACGTTGAGCACGTCAACATAATCGACCCACTTGGGCAGCTTCGGCCGGGGGAAGTTCTGTATCTGAATGCCCTTGCCACCCCACCGGCCAGTACGGGCCTTGTGGTAGTTCAGCAACTCGTGCACCCGGCCGTCACTGGCAACGAACGACTTCATAGCCCCGAACTTGGCAACCGAGGAAGAGCCGGCAACCTTGTACAGCTGCAGCATGCGCCGCACCTTGGGCGGCACCGTGGTTTTGCGCAGGTACACGTCAACCGTTTTGCCTTGTAAGTTCGGCAGGATAACGCCCTGTGATGCCACCCAGGCTTTGACCTTCGCCCGTTGGGTGCACTTCTGGAACATGCCGCCGCTAAGCGCCGCCGCTTCAGCGTTGTACACCAGCTTGATTTGCGCCACTAGCTTGTCAGCCGCGTTGACCGCTGCCATGTCCAGGTACAGACCGCGCCAGTTCATGCGCATGGTCAGCCATGCAATGTTCTGCTCAAACGCCGGTAGGCCAGGCAGGATATTGTCAATCTCCACCTCGGCTTTGGTGTCGCGAACGCAGTATACCTTAAAGTCTTCCCAATCCTGCGGGAAATCCCATGGCTCATTGAACCTGCCTTTGGCGTTGGGCTTGCAAAACAGCTTGATCAGGCGCTTGCCGTTGCCGTCCTTGAGGTTGGCCACCTGGAGCACCTCAGCGGCTTCCTCCAAGTTGGCAGGCAGCGCCAGGGCTTTGCACTTGTCGGCAACGTCAAGCGTTTGCTCAATCTCAACGTCTGGCCAGCCCATGTGCGGTACGCACACATGCTTCCAGATGCAGTATTCAAAGTAGCTGTTAAACGCATTAAGAGCCGCGCCGCTGTTAACCAGCGTGAAAAGCGCGTGCGGGGGTGCGTCGCCGGGCAGCCAGAGCTTTGTGTCCTTTGGGTCGCCAGTCAGGCAGTAGGACATCATCAGCACGCGGGTGGAACTGTGCTGGCTGTACTTGTACGCGCCGACCGTGGGCAGGTCAAGCTTGCTGCGCGTCTCAAAGTCGATTGTTACACGCCGCGCGCCTTGGCGTTGGACAGCCAAGGCCATGCGTGTTTTGGCTAGGTTGATTGCCTCAACCTGCCGAGGGTTGTATGAACTCATTGTGGCCTCATAGTTTGCATATCAGCTCAGGGGCAGTGGTGAGTATAACGCACTGATAAACTGCGCGCAACAAAAAGCCCCGCATGTGCGAGGCCGTTTGTCTATTGCGGTGAGTTACAGTTCAAGATCGTCGTCATCACCGTCCAGGTCGAAGTCATCATCCGGCGCAGGGCGGCGGTTAGGCTTACCACCTTTGCCAGTTGGCTTAGGTGCAGACTTACCACCTTTGCGCGGCGGCGGTGCGTCGAAGTCATCGTCATCACCGCCCAGGTCGTCGTCACCTTCCTCGAACATGTCGGCAAATTCGTCTTCGGCGTCAACACTGCCGTCCAGGCGCACATCATCTTTGTGCTTCATGATGTTGTTCAGCGCCAGCGCAACACCCTTGTTGCCGCTGTTGTCGAAGTAGTACGCAGTCACCGACACATACGCCCAGCAACCGCTGTAAATTTCGTCCATGATTTCGTCGGAGTCGGTCAGCTTAGTGCCGCTTTTCAAGACGATACCGGGTCGGCCTTTCTTGGCGTTGGTTTTTGCGTTGGCGAAGATCATGCCGTCATATTCGGCACCGTCGCGGCCTTCGTCGGCAGCGCTGCGCAGTGGCTTTTTGAACTGGGGGTTCTTAAGCAGCTTGCCAGCTTTGACTTTGTCACCGTTGGCCAAGGGGCAGGCCATGATTGCAGCGTTGACAGCCTGCTGCGCTTTTTTCTGCGCTGCGCTGCCTTCGGGGATCAAGATTTGGGTGGAGTATTCCATTTCACCGTGGTCGTTCTCTTTCGGCTCTGCTACATAGGTGTAAGACAGACGAATAGGGCCAATAACAACGCGGCGTGGATTTGCGGCTTTCTCGGTCATGCTGATTTCCTTTTTCACTTGGTCGCTTAATTGCGGGTTCACTTCATCTCCACCTCAAAGGGTGGCTGGCCCTGCTGCACTCCATGATGCTACCACCATGGCACAACAGCTTAAGGCAGGTCATGCCGGGCGTAGGCCACGCCCAGTTCCACCGCCCGTGCCCGTCACACTGACAGCGGTAGAACATGGGGCGGACTCTACCAGCGCGCGCTGATGTTGTCAACCCCATTCGCTACAAAGACAGCATATCGTCGTCACCATCATACAGGTGGCTGAACTCGGCGTCGATAGCTGGCATTACCTCAGACCGGGGGTTGTCAATGCGCACAAGTTCTGTGCCAGCCTCGGGCTTGATTACATGCGCTTTGTTAAATTCCTCAATGCGCTCTTTCGGCACGCCTTTGGCCCTAAGCACCTTCTCCAGCTGGCTGATGGACTTAAGCGCCGGGTTGTCCATGTAGTCATGCGGGTGCAGGCCCATACGCTTAAGATCGTCTTTGATCTTGGCCTCGGGGCTGACGAACTTGCGGTGGGTTGTGCGCAGCACCAGCTTGTGGCCCGGTATGGGTTCACCTGCCTCGGCTCGGTTGTGCGCCCGCTGTTGCACCGCCTTGACAAAGCCTATGATGGCGTCACCGTGTTGCAGGATCAGCGCTTCATGCTCGGCTGTTACCAGCGCCGGGTTGGGCAGGGCCAAGTCAAGCGCAAACCCGCTGCCGTCGCCAAAGTCATCGTCACACATCACATCGATGAACTCAATTACGGCGTTGTCGGTGGCATCGTTCAGCGCCGCTTGGCAGCGTGGGCGCGCAGGACAAAAGGTACACCAGTCGTCGTCTGCCTTGAGGTACTTTTCCACAAAGTCGGGGTCGCCACGCTTAAGCGCCTTTTCAGCCTCAACGCTACGCTCTGCAGCCGGTAGTACGACATCCTCAGCCCATTGCAGCAGTTCTTCTGGACTCATTACCGCCGACCGAATGGGGCCGTCTTTGTGGAACCCGTTTGGCTGCACGATTTCCAGGATGATTTCGTCAAAGTCGTATTCAGCCATGTACTTATGCAGCGCGCCCAGGGCGTATATCATGAGCTGGGGGTTGTCCTCCACCTCAACCTGTATGCCCTTGCCGTTTTTATAGTCGGTTACGCGCAGCCAGCTGAACACCTTGCCGGTTACAAGGTCGCCTGTACCGCCATGCTCATGACCGCACACGCCCAGAAATTCACCCGTATCCGACTGCATGTTTTCAATGAACGCTGCCAGTGACAATGATTCTTCGATTTCAACCAAGTCGGCGTCATCAATGAGGCCACGGCCGTGCTCAACGTACACCTGGGCACCGTTGACAATGTCTTGGTCAACCAAGACGCCCTCAACTTCCATGCCCATATAGTCGTCAGGTGTTACGGGCGTGTTGGGGTCTTTCTGGTACGCCGCAAGGCACATTTCACCAACGGCATGCGCGCAGGTGCCGCGCCGGCTATGGATGCTGTCAGCGCTGACCTGCTCATGTATTGGCAGCGACTCGCACAAAGCAATGCTGCCAGCGCAGTTCATCCAGCGCTTGGCATTGGAGGCGCTACGCCGCTTGTGCCCTGATATGGCGTAGCCTTTGCCCTTCTTTGGCTTGGCCATGGTCAAACCGCCTTAAATTCGTCAGCACGAAAGTTGTGCCAGTTGAACGCCAACCGCACTTTGTTAAACGACAACTCAAGGTCGTCGAACTGCGCCAGTACATAACCTTCGCGCGTTTTGTCAGGGCGCACCAGCGCGGCCTTGCCTTGCAGCTTTTTCTTATGGCCACAATACACCATGTGTGTATGCGCCGAACAGGGCGGCTCAGCCCAGCCAGTGACCCGCGCCACTTCTTCGCCGGCAGCGTTAGAAAACACCAACTCAACCTTTGAAGGGTCAAAGTAGTGGGCGTGGCAGCGGTTTGACCGCATCGAGCGGTAATAGTCGCGTTGCAGTTTCTCGGCCTTGCGCGCTCGCTTGGCCTCAGCCCGTAGCCACACTGCGCTGTCAGGTGCCCAGGTGTGATCATCATACACCTTGCTAGTTGGGCGGTAGCGTTTATCAACTGCGCGTTCCTGCCAACCGGCGCGGCGGCGTAGCGTCGGTGACACCTTATCCATACGGTCATGCGCCATGCCACTTACCATAATTGAAGCAAGCGCCATTGCGCTGTTAACCAGTACACTTCTCATGTTCAACCCTCCAGCTCTTTAACGTGCATGCACCATGCTGTGTCCTGCCCTTTGTAGCGCGGTGCGTAGTTTTTGTCAGGCAGCGGCAGGCCGGTTTGCATACGCGCTGCGTTGCATTCTTTCTTGTCGGCCATTGGGTAGAACTGCCGCGTCTCGCACGACGCCCCGCTAGCGTTTAAGCAAATAACCAGTACCCATTCGATCATGCTACACCTTTGGCGTGAGGTTGTCGAAGACCAACGTCAACAGGTATACACCAGCTTTTGCAGGCTGTCTACTCCAAAGTGATTCGGCGCGTACAACATCACCGCCAAGCTCTTTAACGTAGCGGTCAAACCGTACTTTGCTGATGGGTTCGTTGTTCAGCCCGGCGTTGATAAGCGCCAGCGCAACGTCAAGGGCGTTGCGCCATATTGCACACGCTGGGCAGAACACCATATGGCCCTTGGCGGGTTGGCCTGTGTAGGGGTCAACACCTGAGTCCACATAGCCGTCGCCGTTGCACGGGCCACACTCAGGCAGTTCGATACGCGGCATATAGCGCCAGCTCATGGCTTTTCCTCCTGCCACTTAATTGCAGTATCAGTGGTGTTGAACACCTGCCAGCGCCGGTCAGCTTTGGCCACCTTCTTGGAGCGCTTTTCGTCGCGCGCATGGACTTCCCAATACTCTGACGTTTCGCCCAGCAGGTACGCCGCCACCAGCAGCCCGTTTTTGCCGGCTATGATACAGCCCGGCTTGTCCAGCGTGATGATCTTACCCATTTACGCACCTCCAAACAGCAAAAAGCCCAGCATGAGCCGGGCTTTTTGTCAACGTGGGTGGATTAGCTCACTGCTTTCAGGATGGCAGCGAGGGTTTTGTTGTCGGCAGACTTCAGGCCGCGCACGGTGTTGAGGCCATGCTTAGCCAGGATGGCTTGAGTCTTGGCCTTGCCGTGCTTGGTAGCGTGGGTTTGGCAGGCGGTCTTGACTTCTTCGGCGTCCAGCTCTTCGCCGTCATCACCGCCCAGGTCGTCGTCATCACCGCCCAGGCCCAGGTCATCATCACCGTCCAGGCCCAGGTCGTCATCACCGCCCAGGTCATCGTCACCGCCTGCACCTTCCAGCGCAACGGTGGCAGCAGCGTACACGCTGGCCCAATCGCCTTTGTCCAACTCTTTCAGCTTGGTAGCGCCGAAGGCAGTGAGGATTTCAGCCACGGTGTCTTCGCCCAGCTCATCACGCACCTTGGTCATCTGCGCCACCAGCTCAGGGCCGGTAGGCACTTTCAGGGTTTCTTTCTTGGCAGCAGGCTTGTCAGCCTTGGCGGCCGGTTTGTCGGTCTTGCCAGCGGCAGTAGCAGCCGGTTGGACGGTGCCACTGAGGTTCAGCTTAGCCAGGGCAGCCAGAACTTTGTCCATTTCTTCGGTGTTCGACGGGAGAACAATGATACCAAGTTGCATAGGATGATACTCCAAGAGGGTTTGTGGTTGCCTTCAGCGGGATGTCGCTTGAAAGTGGAGCGAAGTATGGGACGGGCTGTTGCGGTTGTCCACTGAAAAAGTTGGGGAGTTGTTGCTGTTTGTGTAAACGCCGTCTCTTAAACGGGCGCTCTTAAACGGCGGTTGTTGCGCGGCGGCTATTAATAGTCAGCTGTTGCAGCTGTGTAATGCGGTGGATTGTGCTGTGTGCTGGGTAGACAGAACGCCTTGTCAGCGCTATGCTATTGGGCGTTCATAAAAATGCCCGCTTTAGCTGGAGCAAACTAAAGCGGGCCGCACCCGAACAACCACAATGTAAACAACACGCCCGTCTGGACTGGAGTAAGTATGTCAGAGGCTAAAACCGTTGTCCCGTCTTTAAAGGTCTCAACCGCCCCACATCTGTTCCATGGTATTCGCCACCCCGGCCAGGGTGCAGGTGGCAAGGACAAAGTTGACGCTACCGTAAAAACCCGCACCACTACCTGGCCCGGTTTGGTCAACGCCCTGTCTAAGTTGAAGGTCGCGCCCAAAAAGGAAAAATGCCCGTACTTTGTGTTCGCGTCGTTCACCGACGAAGCACCCAACGGTGAAATGCACCGCCGCAACAACGGCGTTGAACAGTTCTATGGTGTGGTGCTCGACATTGACACCCCCGACGCCCCGAGCTTTGAGGAAGTCCACGCCCAACTACTGGAGCTCGGGTACGCCTTCGCGCTGTACAGCACGTTTAGCTACGACCCCCTCACACCCGGCAAAGAAAATAAGTTTCGCGTCGTGGTGCCCTACGCTGAGCCAGTAGCACCACGCGACCAACCATTTATTGTGCTGGGCTTCGCTGAAATGCTCGGGCTGTCAGAGACGTTTGACCGCTGCTCGCAAACGGCCAGTCAGCCGATGTACTGGCACGGCGCACCGCCTGACCGCGTTGATGAGGCCATTTTCGAGTACCGCCTTGATGGTGAACCGCTCGACCCTGATACGGCGCATGAAATTGGCAAGATGCTGGCCGGCGACAACAAAGGGCGCGATTACAAGACCCCGCCGTCTGAAATGCGCCCTGGCATGCAGATGGATGAAGGCGAGCGCCATAACCAGTTCGTCGGCTTCCTCAAGTGGTCGAAGAACAACGGCGATTCGCTCGAACAGGCACTGATACGCATACACGCCATTAACAATGAGCTTGACCACCCACTGCCAGAAGAGCAGGTTGAAGGGTTGCGCCGTGTATGGGCGTCGTTTGAGCGCAACAACAACGCATTCGGCTTTGAGCACCACCGCACTAACATAGCCTCGCTGCCCATGCAGCAGAAAGAGGTATACGATTCGGTCATGCAGCAGATGGCCAACTCCAAAGAGACGCTTGACGCTGCCGAGCTGAAAGAGCTGTTTAACCTGATTAAGAACCAACGCCCAGGGGCCACGCTCAAAACGATTGAGGCGCATTACAAAGAGCTGACTGTTGAGGTGGAGGAAGCCGGCCAGGAAGAGTTAAACGCCCTGCGCCAGAAAGTCGATGGTTTCTTGCAGAAGGGGCTCAAGCATTTCGTGTGGCTCACTGAGGTGGACAAGGTCGTTTCCATGAAGGATGGCACGACCATGCCCATTCGCGCGTTTAAGAATAAGATTGGCCGCGCATACAACAAGTGCGTTGACCGCTTTGGCCCGCTGTTCCACGGCCTCAAGCTGGGGCGTGAATACGTGCTCGACCATGCGCTGATTCGTGAAGCTGCGCGCCTCGGCTACCACCCGGCTGAGGATGACCTGTATGACTTCAAGGGCGTCACCTACCTCAACACCTACCGCGACCCAGTCGGTGAGTCGGTGAAAGGTGATGTTACACCGCTGCTGCAGCACTTCGAGTACCTGATACCCAACACGACCGAACGCGAATGGTTCATTTCCATGATAGCGTTCGCCAAGCAAAAGCCGGGGCATCTCATTAAGTACATGTTTGTCATTGAAGGTGGCAAAGGCATTGGCAAGTCACTGTTGCGACAAAAGGTGTTGGAGGTGGTATTCGGCAGCGCCAACGTGCAGGAAGTCACCAGCGAAATGCTGGCAGACGATAAAAAGGCATGGGTCAGCAACGCGCATGTGGATGTGTTCGAGGAATTTGCGTTCCCCTCTGACCGCGCCGGGCGCGAGCAGGTACACAACTTTCTGAAGAAATACACGGCTAACGAAAAGGTGCCGCGCCGCGCCATGCAGAAAGACTACATTGAGGTGCCGAACTTCTCATTGAAGATTGCCTTCAAGAACCCCGAAGACAAGATTAAGGTCGAACCGGGTGACAGGCGTTGGGTAGTGGTCAAAGCGCCCATGCGCCAGAAGAGCCAAGCCTACTACAACGACTTTGTTGAATGGCTTGAGGCCGAAGACAACCAAAACGCCATGCGGTACTTTTTCGAGAATTGGGATTACACCGCTATCGATTTCACCCCTGACTTCCCGCTGCGCACGCGGTACACCGCTGAAATGGAGGGCCGCGCTGAGGATTGGCCAGGGTCTGTTATCGAACTGGCGCTGGATCACCCGATGACGCCGTTTGACGTTGCATCGCCGCTCATGTTTGAGTCGGATATTATCAACATTGTCGTGGGGTTGTCGTCGCACTACGGCTTTGAGGCCAAAATGGCTGAAGGGCTGAGCAGTGGCAAGCGTGGGCCAAGGCAGCTGTTGCGGGATGTGCTGGAAAGCATGGACTTCACCTGTGTGACAGAAGAGCGGTTCAAGCGCACGGTGGGCAAGACGCAAAAATGGGACAAGGCGTGGCTCATGGCGGGCGTTGGTAATAAGGTGCGTGGCCAATATGAGCGCGGGTTTCATTGGACTAACTATGAGGGTGAGCTGACCGACTTTGCTAATGATGCTCGGGGCTTTGTGAAGCTGTTTAGGGATGAGCGCAGCGAGTTGGAAAGCCTGGCTAGCGACGAATGGCCTGATGCCGAGACGCTTGACTAGGGTGTCAGTAAAGAGGTGAAGAAGGGCTGCCCAAGGGCGGCCCTTTTTGTTGGGCGCTGTTTGGCCAGGGCGGTCTTTTGGTGGGGTGGTTCTTTGGCAAGGCTGAAGAACAACAAAGAACAAAAGAAGTACAGATACTTTTAAAGTACAGATATAAGACAGATAAGAAGTACAGATATTGAATTGACCTGATACTAGTGACAGTAGGGTTGCAGTTTGAAGAAGTACAGAAGTACAGATGATTGGAAACGCCAATGAGGGCAATTTTAGCTATTTTTAAAGAAGACATGATTATAAAAACAATGCTGAATATCTGTACTTCACCCCATTTTTGGCTGTACGCCGTGCAAGACTAAGGCTGCGTCAAGTACGCAAAAGAAGTACGCATGAGGCCCGCGCTGGAGGCTTAGCAAGACTAAGGCTGCAGCGGGACGCTATCTGTACTGATTACACAGCGGCAGTAAACTACGCCCCGCTGCAGCCCTAGTGAGACTAGGCTCAAAGAAGCCGCTTCTTCAGCCCTAGTCTCACTAGGCTCACTATCTGTACTTCACCCGTCTTGCTTACACAGCGCACTATAGCTTAAGAGCGTCCGTCTTTAACGCTGGAGTGCAACAATTGCTGTAATACTCCGGTCACACCTCTTCTTTAAAGGAACGCCGCCATGCCCTTCTTCTGCCGCTACTTAACCGGACTTCTTAACATCCTCTTTCTTGGTTACTTGGCTGTTTGCGGTTGGATGTTGTGGAGTACTTACGAACCTGGAGACGGCACCGCCCTTGCAGCGGTCGCCCTCTTCTGTGTAGGCAGTGTGATACGCTTCTTTGCCACTCTGCTTATTGGCCTTCTTGGCCTTGCGTGTAACGCCGTAACAAAACCCCCTTCCAAGGAGTAAAATCCGACGAACGGTCATTTTCTGTTGAAGAAAGTGGTGGACAGTCCTGTGTAAGCGGGTATGATTGCTTACACAGGGCAGCCGCTCTACTCAACTGGAGTTCCAAAGATGAAAACTGAATTGGCCTACAACTACCGCACTGTTTGCGCCATCCTGGACGCCAAAGGCTGGAGCGAAGAAAAGATTGCGGCCTTCCTTAAAGAACACCAAAACACAGCCGGCTACATTAAAGCCAGTTTGCTGCCTTAACCCTTACTCAACTGGAGCTTCAACCATGCTAATTGCCAAAACCGAAACCAAGCTTTCCGCCATTGTCAAGCTTTATGTCAACGGCAACCGCGTTGATACGGCCAAGAAAATCAAAGCGCTCAACCGTTTGGAGCTGGTTCAACTGATGTTGAACACCCACACGCTGCACAATGGGGCGTTTATGGGGATGCCTGACCAGCGCTATGATTTTGAGCGGTTTATTGAGCGCGCCCTGACAGGCTACTTAGACTAGGGGCATGACCGTTCGTCGGGTTGTCGAAACTTTCTTTGCGAAAGTGGTAGACAACCCGATTTCAGTAAACTACCATTCGTTCTACAGGGCAGCCGCCTTGTTACTCAACTGGAGATACACACCATGGCCCTTTCCCGCACCAACATTGAATTCACCAAGACCTATGCCACCGAAGCTAACGCCGAAAAGGCTGTTGCCAAGGTCTTTGTTAAGCAGCCTGATGTTCATGTGCGTTACAGCATCATGCCTGTGTTGGTTGACGGCGTGGTTCGCTACGGCGTGCTGTTCATTGGCCGCACCGCCCTGGAAGTTGGCGCGCACTTTCACTTCAACGTTGTAGCCTGATCCACACTGCCCTGGCTTATGCTGGGGCGTTTCTGTTATACTGAGCACCCCTACTCTACTGGAGAAAGACCATGAAACTTGAAATTCGCGACGCTATGCCGCTGGCCCGCTACGCTGTCAAAGACCTTGACGGTGTGCCTGAGTCGCCATGGCTGCACTGGGGCACATTTGTTGAATGCGCTGAGTACATTCAAGAGCACAACCCTAAAGACCTAACCAACAAAATGTGCGACGCGCTCAACGCCCAGTCTGGCCCAACGCATATGGGTGAGCCGGTGTTGCGCCGTGTAGGCACGCACCCCGCCCTGGCTGCGCCGTATGGTGTTGAGACCGCTAAGCGGCTTGTAAACTACTATCGTATAGAGTTCCCTGAGGTCTACGCTGTGTTCCAAGCTGCTGAAATAAGCGGCCGCTGCCCGCCACCTAAAGAAGCCCCGGCCCGCTCGCTGGAGGCACATTTGCTGCAGGTGGAGTTGAACAGCACCGGGCCAGAGAACCCGTTGCGCCAAAGAAAGATTAACCGCTTTGAGCTTGTTGCGCTAGAATGGTGGCGAGCCCGCCGCCCTATGGACTGGAGTTCGGTGGAGCATGTGATGAACCCCACCATCAACACCCACACCGCCGCTGAAGCCAAAATGGCGGCCATGGCTGCAGAGCTGTTCATGCAGGCGTGCGAAGTGGGCCGACTGACCTTTGAAGCCCCGGTGCAGCTATGACCCGTATCAATACCATTGACCCCACCCTGTTGACCAACCAATGGCTGGCAGCCGAGTACCGCGAACTGCCCCGTGTACTAAATGCAGTAGCGCGCAACCTGGGCGAAGACGTTAAGGTTGAAGCTCAGGTGCCACCCACCTACCGCATGGGCCAGGGCCATGTGACCTTCTTTGTGGACAAGCTGTTGTACCTGTACAAACGCCATCAGGTGTTGTCAGCTGAAATGGTGTTCCGCGCTGCCACTACTGGGCGCAAGCTGGAGCTGTCCATTGACTGCCTTGAGGTGTACACCCAAATTGCCGCCAAGCGCCCCGACCTGTGTAAGGATTGGACACCAACGGCCGACGACCACTTTACCAACTTGGCCCGGCTGTGTGAGCGGTGGAACGACGCCAAGCGCCCGCCCCGCCTTAACGCCCAGGTGATGAGCAGCGAGGCTGATGCAATAAACTGGGTGACAACCGTAGCGATTAAGCACAAACTCTACCCGGCGCGAGCGCTACAGCTCATGCTAAACTCACTGCGCGCCGCTGGGCGTATAACCACATTGGAGCAATGACTATGGAAGCACTGTTAATTGGCGCTGTTGTGGCGTCGATCTTTATCGCCGGGGTGTATACGCTGTTCAGGACTGCCCTGCCAGCGTCCTATGACGAAGGCTACCACTACGGCATGAGCATGGTAAGCCACCCGGCTGACCGCGCTGAAGCTGAGGCTGTCGCTAACGAAGGCGACGGTGACTTTGAGCTGGGCGTTCGCGCCGCCTTGGACGACTACCCGCGCGGCCTGCCGGGCGACACCCTGAGGGATCAAGAATGAGAAAGCAATCTGTTGTGCTGTACGGCCCTCAGGGTTGTGGCAAGACCGTCAATGGTGCTGCCATCGCCAAAGCGCTTGGGCTGAAGGCCGTGGTGGAGTTGGACGAAGTAAGCCGCGACAACATGCCTAAGGCGCGTGGCTCGCTGTACCTGACCTGCCGCTCGCGCGAAGAGCTGCTGCACTATGAAAAGCTGGGCTTGCGGCTCATGGCTTATGACGCTGCCATCCGCCTGCCAGGGTTTAAGCGCTTAACCTGCCCCGAACTCGCTGTCGCCACGGGCGCTACACTGGACGTGTTGGCCGCACTGCCCACCCGCAAAACAGACTGACCGCCTTATACTACGCCCTTCAATACCACCCTGGAGCAACCGCAATGAAGAACACCCTTATCTGTGACCTTGACGGCACACTGGCCTTGGACGACCACCGCCGCCCTCTTATTCAGTCGCACGGCTGGAAAGCCTACTTTGACGCGTGTGTGCATGACACGCTGAACTACCCTACCGCCGCGTTTTTGGGCATGTGGCAAGAAGGCCATGAAAACGCCACCGTCATTCTGACCGGTCGTTGCGAAAGCCAGCGCGCTGTAACTGAGGCGTGGCTTAAACATCACGGCGTACACTACGACCACCTGCTTATGCGCCCTGCTGACAGCTATGACCCGCTGGCCGTGTGCGAAGATACCACTGATGGCAAATGGACTAAGGACGAAGAGGTCAAGCTTGCCATGATACGCCAGCTGGACTTGCGCCCCGAAAACGTCATCTGCTGCCTGGACGACCGCGACCGCATGGTGGTATTCTGGCGTGAGCTGGGCTTTGACTGCTGGCAAGTCCGGCCGGGGGCGTTTTAATGGAAATCGCCCGCCACCACCTGCCGCTACACCAGCAAGAGGCCATTGACCGTATCTTTGAGGGGTTGGCCCCTGCTGACCCTATGGCTGAACACCGCCGCTTTGCGCACCTGTCTATGGACGAATTGGTAGCGAAGTACCCAGGCGACACGCCCGAGGTGCTGCAGGCCATGCAGGCTGAGGTCAAGGCCAAGCTGGAAGCTATTGACATTATGAAAGAGCACCGCGTAGTTGAACGCGACGAAGGCCCGCCGACACATGATTCAAGCGGCCAGCCCTATTCCCGTAACCAGCGGCGCGTCATGAAGAAGCGCTGGCTAAAGGCGCAGCGTAAATAATCCACCTCTGCTAAAATGCAAAACGCCCCTACCCCAGGGGCGTTTTCGTATGAGGTGTTTAACATGGCCATTAAGTTTTCACTCCAACCTGTTAACGGCGCTCAACTTGTACACATTCCGGGCGGCGTGGTCGGGTTCCATATGTTGTATTTGGCATTCGCTGTAGCGCCATCTGCAGGCACCGTCAAGGTGGAGTACCGTGAAATCGGCTCCACCATCTTTAAGCAACTACAGAAAGTCAATGGCGTATCGGTCACAACTGGCGAGCTGGCGTTTCGTGTTGACGGCCCCGTGGCTGTGCTGCGCGTAACGTTTACCGGGCTTGTGGGCGGCACCCTGCCGCTGTTGTGGCTTGAGACCGCTGACCGCCCTGCTTTGTTGTACCAAGGTGAGGCGGCTATGACGGTGCAAGACTACATTTCAGCCAACGTCAAGAAAGGGTTGCAATTTGAGGCGTCGGGCTTATCGCTGGATGTCGCGGCAGGCGCTACGGTCACGGTAGTGTTTAAGACCGGGGCCAAGGAGGTGTTGGTTAAGGCGCGGCAGATAGGGTTCACCGGCCCTCGCATAACAGCTGAGGTGCATAAAGGTGTAGTGTTTACGCCCGGCTCTGGTGTTTTGGTTCCGATATACAACTTGTCAGATGTGAACCCCCAGCCCACTACGGTTGAAGCGCGGCTGGGCGCGACCATAACCACCCCTGGCACCTTGTTCGGTGCGCCCACCTACGGCGTAGGCTCTGAAGGTGTTGGCAACAGCGCGCTGGGCAGTTTTGCGGTTGCGGGTATTGAACGGCAGCTGGCAGCAAACAGCGTATATTCACTCACTACCACCAACAACCATACGGATGTAATTAATCTGGCCACCTACCTGACTTGGTATGAAGGCCCGGCCGACCTTCCACTGTGACCGTTGACAACAGCCCAGGTTTGGTTATACTGGGCTTTCTTACAACTGGAGCGCTACACATGAACGAACAAGCCATGAAGTACATTATCATTGAAGGCCGCCGCCCACAAACCGGCGAAGACCCGCTAAGGGTCAAGATCATCTTTGACGCCCGGTTGTCGGCCATTGGGCTTACCGCTGGCGCAGTTCGCAGCCACCCGGCCCTAAGCGATTGCAACCTTATGGAACAGGGCGACTGGCCGCACGACACCAATTATTCCACCGCTGAAGTGGAGGGCATGCGTGAAACGTTGCGGGCGGTCAATGAGACCAATGTCAAGCTGTGCGGCCAGTTGGTCGAATTGGCTAAGGCGCTTGGCTGCCGCCCTGACATGGGCGTTATGCTGGCGCGTGCCCAGGTGTTGGTTGAAGACTCCGATACGCTGGCCCGGTTGAATGAGGTGATGAAGGCGCAAGAGGCTGTGCTGCAAGCGCTGGACTGCCTGACTGAGCCTGATGGCAGCTTTGACAGCGCAATCAACCCAGGCACCGAACGCGACGCGCTGCAAAAGGCGTACAACGAATTGCCGCTTGAGCATAGCGCCGCTGCGTCTTTTGCGCCCACTGCCGAAGACCGCGCCAACGCCCGCCGCTATAAGCTATGGTCTGAAGCCATGTTCACCAACACCACCGCCGTGGCCAGGGCGCTGGCTGGCGCAACCTGCCCCCAGGATGTTGACGACGCCATGGACAAGCTGGCTGTCGGCCTTGGTGTTGAATGAAGACCTACGCCGCCCGACTCAAAGAGACTATCGAAGAAGCCGACTATGACTTTGTGCCGGATGGCAATGGCGGCTGGCGCTGCCAGGATGCTTTAGACTGTGAGGTCGTCGCTGAGGATAGAACCCTTGGCGGCGTAATCACAAAAGCAGCTGGAGCCTTGGGCTTCCTGGAGTAGGTCTTATGAGCATGGCGTACACCGCCCCGCTTGACATTCGGTATGACCCAGTAGCCAGCGCCATACTTGGGAAAGACCATTGGCGGGTTCTTACATCGTTTCGCTACTACATTGGTGACAAGTACTCTGGCCGGTGGGTGTTCGTGCCCGCCGGCTACCTAACGGATGGGGCCAGCGTACCAAAAATCTTCCACAACGTTGTCGGCCCCTGGGGTGCGCACGGCCAAGCGGCTGTCGTGCATGATATCCTGTGCGAGTACCTGTCCATCACGCAAGACGGCCTGCCTGTCTTAATCACCCGCAAACAAGCCAACCTGATATTCCTTGAGGCTATGGAAGTGCTGAGCGTACCGGCTTGGCGGCGTGAGGTCATGTACGCCGCTGTTGAAGGCTACCGCATTGTTGGGGGTGGCGAACAACCGTCCAACACCCCTGTGAAGCGCCAGCTTGAGGCTGCATGGGAAGAGCGCAATAATGTAGCGCTGCTGGCCGCGTAATCTGTTAACCTAATAACCCCACCGCCCGTTTGGGCATCCTGCCACTACTGAGGTATGTAACATGGACAAGAATGCAATTATCGCTATGCTGACCGCCCTGGCCGCTTCGCTGGAGGCGTCGAAGGATGTGTCCAAGGGCCAGTATCCTGAAGGCGCTGTCGAGCTTATTGAGCAAGGCCGCGCCCTGGCTGCTGAACTGGAAGCGTTCGTGGAGCCTGAGCCAGCCGAACCGCTTGCGCCTGAGCCGCACACCCTGGAAAGCGTGCTGCAGTTCCTGGATCACGCCGGGGTGGAAGCGCAGACCGATGTGGTCAGCCGCTATGACGAACGCCCTGAGTTCTTGGAGGCCACGCTGGGCGAAGCTGAGCCGCAAGAGCCGGCGCTTTGGGCTATCGGCACCAACACTTTCACGTACAAGTCTGATGCTGAGGCTTACCTACGCAAAACTGGCCAGTCTGGCGAACCCCGCCCCTTGGGCTACCTGGACTTGTAAACCCCAGGCATGAAAAAGCCCCTCCAATGAGGGGCTTTTTGTTGTGCTGCGTTTACAACGCGCAGCGGTTCCTGCATTGGGTGTGCAGATGGACTAAAAAGCCCATTGTGAACAGCGTCACCCCTTCCCAAAACAACCACGCGGCTTCCCGCAACCCCGGCGCTATTTCTGGCACGCCGAATACAGTCTGCAGTTTTAGCAGAATATACACGACGCCCAAAGCTACCACGGGGGCCAGCGGCCGGTGATCCCGGATGGTCGGCAAGTCTTTCATGCGAATGAGCGTATGAACCACCACGCCCACTGCAATAAGGATAGCCACAACGGTCAGCACAAAAGTAAGGATCATTTTTTGCCAAACCTCTTTAGTACATCGACTATAAAGCCCAGCGGGTCATCCTTAAACCGCTGCACTAAGTTGAGGATACCCATTAGAATGTTGGGTATCACGAAACCTATGGCCGCGCTGGCCAAGGCAATTTCTTCAGCTGGGTAGCCTTTTAGCGCCAAGTACGGCCCGGCCAAATAGGCCAACCCGCCCGCCGCCAACAAGTACCCAACGATACGCACTGGTGATTCACGCCCGCCCATGAGCATGAAGCGAATCGCTGCTGCAGTTAGCGCGATTACGCCGGGTGTTGACAGGATTTTGCGGACTTCATTGTCATCCACTGCTTACGCCCCTGAGTTAGTGTGTTAAGATTACTGCTGGCATCCTGCCGACAATTAATGATACCGCAAGGAGATTATGTAATGCGCCCTCAGACCCTACATGACTATATTGTTTTTCCAACCCTCCAGAAGATGGGGTCGAAGTACAACACCGCAGCGGCGCGGCAGCTTGTTATTGCTACGGCTGCGCAAGAATCCCATTGCGGCGCGTACTTTAAGCAAATCACCGGGCCAGCCCTGGGCATTTACCAAATGGAGCCGCCGACCGTTGGTGACCTGTTCGACAACTTCCTTAAGCCGCGAAAGCTGGAGCCGCTGGTGATGCAGTTCGCAAGCCCGGCCGGTATCGAAAGTCCTGAGCTGATCAGTCTGCTAGGCGAGCTGTTTTATGCAACTGCCCTGGCTCGCATGAACTACTGGCGTCGGGCCGGCGCGCACCCTGCCTTCGACGACTTCCCGGCCATGTGGGCGTACTACAAAAAGTACTGGAACAGCTACCTTGGCGCAGCTACCGAAAAAGAGTTTAAGGCGAACTGGAACAAGTTCGTCAAGCCAGTGGACTTCAGCGACCCGGCCCAGCGGGTAAAGCCCTATACCCGAGTCGTATAAGTACAGAACCAATACACTTTTAAGTACAGATAGGGTTATGGTCTTAGACTAGTGTTACTAAGGCTACAACCCTAAGAAGTACAGAAGTACAGAACCCCTACCCTGCTGTGCTGAACCCAGCGGCAGATATTCAGTTTTTACCGATATGACGGCAATGGGAAAATCTGTACTGTACGTACTTCTGTACTTTTCCGACGAACGGTCATGTTTCTGTCGAAGAAAAAGGTGGACAGCCCTGTGTGCTTACACTAAGATTCGTTTCAAGGGCGCGGTGCCCTACTCAACTGGAGAACGACATGCAAACTTACTTCCAAGCCAAAGTGACCCTCAACGGTGTAGCATACGAAGGCGATTGCCATAGCGGCGAAGCCTTCGCCATTCGCGCTCTGGTGACTGTTGTTGCTGAAGCCAAGGGCGTAACCTTCCTTGAAGCGGTTGACCTGCTGCGCGGTAAAGTCAACGTGGTAACTGTGTAAAGAATCCGACGAACGGTAGCATTTTTGTCGAAGAAAAAGGTGGACAGCCCTGTCGAAGTAAACTAACATTTGCTTCACAGGGCGCGGTGCCCTACTCAACTGGAGAAACATCATGGCTTACACAACTTTTGACTTCAACGCTGCCGCTGCTGCCTACCAAATGGAGTTGGCCGGTCTTATGACCACCGTGGTAAAGGTCAAAACCGCCCGTTGGTTGTTGTGTAAGCAGGATGGTACTGTAGTTGCCTCGAAGCGTTCCGAAGCTGAGGTGCTGGCCGTAGCTGCTAAAATCGAAGAGCGCCGTGACGCTGGCAACCTGCACGGCTTTCGCTTCGGCGCTCGCGTCAACAGCAGCATCGTAACCGGCTACGCTACCGCCGTCTGGGGTGAGCGCTTCGCCTACGAAAACATTGAGTTCGATGGCCATTACTGGTGGGGTGACATCGTTTGCGCTGAGTCAGGCAAGCGCGCTGAGCACCTGCGTATGGACTACCACATTAACTACGAACGCCTCCCGGAGTTCGCAGCCAAGGCCGCCTAAGGGCGGCTTTACCTTTGGAGCGCTACATGAACCAACTTGACCTGTATGATGACGACGCGCTGTCGTTGGACGGTGATGTACTGGACTTGGGCAGTGATGACCTTCTGGACTTGGACGGCCTTGGCGGTGACGACCTGCTGTCGCTTGGTGACGACGAACTGGCGTTCAGCGAAAAGCTGGTGCCCATCGTACCGAGTAAGACTGAGCAACTGGCCGTGTGCCTGCGCGTTGAGCGGCTGTTGAAGGCCAAAAAGATTAGGACGCTGCCGTATGAGGGCGTCATACCTGAGCAAGAGCTTTGGGATTTGGGTGACGTGTTTGACTTCTGGCTGTCCAAGCACCGCCGCGACAAAAACACGCATGCGCTTGAAGTGGCCTACTGCTGCGCCAGCCGCCTGTTGACCGGGCTGCAGCACGTCAAAGTAAGCTGCGCCCTGTTTCCCGGCCGAGTCCTTAAAGGTGAAGTAATTGGGGCCGATTCGCAAGACGCCGCCCGCGTTATGGTCACGCTGCCGTTCGACAATGGTAAAGTGCGTAGCAATATCCTTGGCGGTGGCCTGCGCCATAGTCGCCTTGTGTGGTTCCACACGCCAACAGGCCGCCCGCTTGACGCGGCTGAGCCGTTTGCTATGATCTAGACAACCGTAAGCCGCAACCCTATAATCCCCGAAAGCTATATAGTTTCCGGGGATTTTTAATGGCTGGCAAAGAAGCGATAGACGAAGTTTGCAGGGCGAAAGGAGCGCCGGAACCGTTAGAGTTCCTGGCCTCACTCGCTGCTGGCGTTGATCCACGCACGCTTTCTGACGTTTATATTGTGGCGCAGCAAATCGAAGATGACAACTTTGGTGACCCGCCCACAACTGAACAATGGGAAGAGCTGCTAGCAATTATCGAACGCGACTACAAACAAGCGCCTGTGCCGCTCGGCATATCGAAGGCCGCCGCTACCACCCTGGCAGAGTACCAACACCCCAAGCGTAAATCGATTGAGCTTGCTGTGAACGGCCCCGCTGCGTCGATACCGCCGCTGACTGCCGAGGAACTTGACCTGTTCGAGGAATGGTTCAATGGGCAGTTTTAAGGACATTGCCAACACGCCAATGGAGCAGCTACCCCCCGAGCTGCAGATTCAGTTTAAGCGTATCCTGCGCGAGTACGTCAAGCGCGACGGCAACGCCTTTGACCGGTACTTCTTTAAGGCGCGCGAAGGCAGCAAGTGGATTGCCAACAAGCACCATGAGCTAATGGACGCCACCCTTGAGCGGGTGTTCGCTGGCGAGATTAAGCGCCTGATAATCAACATCCCGCCTGGGTACACAAAGACGGAAAAGGCCGTAATCAACTTTACCAGTCGCGGTATGGCTAAGAACCCCAAGGCCAAATTCATCCATGTGGCCTACGCCGATGACTTGGCGCTGCTCAACTCGCAAGTAATCCGCGACCAAGTATGCTTGCCCGAGTACCAAGAGCTGTTTCCCATGGCCGTCCGTGAGGATATGTCTGCCAAGAAACGCTGGTTTACAGAACAGGGCGGCGGTATGATGGCCGTGGCGGCGGGTGGTTCCATTACCGGGTTCCGCGCTGGGCGCATGACCAAGGGCAATTTCACTGGCGCGTTCATCATCGATGACCCGATTAAACCGGATGACGCGTATTCAGCGGCCAAGCGTAACCGAGTCAACAACCGCTTCAACAACACCATTAAGTCACGCTTGGCGGTGGAAGACGTGCCCATTATTGTTATCATGCAGCGGGTACATGAGGACGATCTTTGCGGTTTCCTGCTTACCGGGGGCAGTGGCGACGAATGGCACCACCTTGTGCTGCCGGCCCTCATTGAAGAAAAGAAACCGCCCTACCCGACTAAGTACACGCACGGCATACCGATTGAGTATGACTTTGAACCCGGTGCGCTTTGGGAGTTTAAGCACAGTGAAGAGCAGCTGCGCCAAATGGCGATTGCTGACCCTTACACCTACGCCAGTCAGTACGCGCAGCGGCCTTCACCGTTGGGCGGCGGCATGTTCCGCGACCATTGGTGGAAGTTTTATTCGCTCAACCCAACGGACTACGGCGGCACCTACCCGGCGCGCCCACACGACATTAGCGCCCGTTGGATTTACGGCGACACCGCGCAGAAGACAGCTGAACGCAACGACTACAGCGTGTTTCAGCTGTTCGGTTACAGTCCGTCGAAAGGCATTTTCCTTGAGGATCAGGTGCGCGGCAAATGGGAAGCCCCTGAGCTTAAGCGCAACCTGCTGGCGTTCTGGAACAAACACAAGAACGCCACGGCGGAAAACAACTTTGTACCGGCGCGCGGCGTCAAGATCGAAGACAAATCCAGCGGGTCTTCACTGATACAGGACTTGCAGCGCAAGACCTTCATACCAGTGGAAGCCGTGCAGAAAAACAAGGACAAGGTGTTCGAGGCGGTTGGCGTAATACCACAAATCGCGGCCGGCAACGTATGGCTGCCAATGGACGCCCCGTTCATCAGCGACTACCTGCATGAATTCAACTCTTTCACCCCGCTCATGACGCACCTCCACGATGACCAAATTGACCCAACGATTATGGCGATTAAGGACATGCTCATAAACCGTTCTCACTTTTACGATGGCTTTTGAGGGCTACTGCAATGAAAACAGGCACCAATGTAATGCCAATGCACGGCGTCCGCGCTGGCAAGGTGGAGCGCATGGATCAGGGGTTTTTCCATTCGCTAGACGCGCTGCAGAACTTTATGGCCAACTTTGGCACCGGTTCCGACAAGCGCATGCACACCGAGTACACCGAGCAGTACCAGCTTGACCCGCGCACGCTGGAGGCGTTGTACATTGAAAACTGGCTGGCCGGCAAAGTCGTGGATATTGTCCCTGACGATATGACCCGCGAATGGCGGTTGCTGGACTCTTCGATTGACCCAAAGCGCAAGGAAGAGTTTATTCAGTTTGAGACTGACCTGGGCGTTGCGGCCAAGTTCAATGAGGCCAGTAAGTGGGCGCGGCTGTACGGCGGTTCTGCAATTATCCTGGGCATTGACGAAGCCCAAGGCGGCCCGGCTGACAGGCCGCTTAACGTTGACCGCCTGGGCAAAAACTGCCTTAACCACCTGACCGTTATCGAATGCGAGCGGCTGCAAGCGGTGCCTGACCGCATGGTACTTGACCCAACCCAGCCAGGGTTTGGCGAGCCTGAATATTTCATGGTGCCCGGTAGCGCCATGCACATCCACCGCAGCCGCATTTTGCCGTTTTACGGGCTGAAGCTGCCGTACTTCACCCGGCAACGCCAGAAGTTTGCGTATTGGGGTGCGTCGGTGCTGCGCCGTGTATATGAGTCCATTGTCAACGCCGACATGACTAGCGCGGGCGCGTCGTCGCTTGTGTCTGAGGCGTCGGTTGACGTGATTAAGTACAAGGGGTTGACCAACTTCCTAATGCAGCCAGGCGGTGAAGAGAAAATTCAAGCCCGTTTTGCGCTGGCCAAGCTGCTGAAGTCGGTCAACAACGTGTTGCTGCTGGATGAGGATGAAACCTTTGAGCAGCACCAGCAGACCTTTAGCGGTCTTGGTGATTTGCTTGACCGCTTCCTGGGCGTTGTAGCTGGCGCTGCTGATATTCCGGCCACCCGCTTTCTGGGCAGTGCCGCCAAGGGCTTGAACGCCACTGGCGAAGGCGACATGAAAAACTACTATGACAACGTGCGGGCTGGGCAGGTGCGGGAGTACAACCCCAACCTGCGCGTGTTGGACAAGATTTTGCAGCGTTCGCTTTGGGGCCAAGAGCTGCCTGACTGGAATTATGTGTGGGCCAGCCTGTTCCAGCTGTCGGAGAAAGAACAGGCCGAAATGGAAAACAGCCGCGCCACTCGCGACAAAGCGTACCTGGAAACCGGCGTTGTCGACGAAATGGTTGTGGCCAAACAGCTGTATGAGGACGGCACCTACACCAACATTGATCAGGAGTATCTTGACAAGCTGCAAGCGGCCATGGACGAAGCCGAAGAGCTGCAGAAGCAAAATCCAATGGGGTTGCCAGCCGACGCGCTGGAGCTTCCAGAGGAAGACGATGTGCTATCGCTTGAGGCTGCGTAAGCCATGCGCGCCCCTAAAGCCGGCCGGCTGACCCGGTCACAGAAAATAGCCGAAGCGCGAGGCAGCCGCGACGGGGTTAAGGTCGTCAAGGGCGTGCCGGCCGACCCCGCTACTGAGGCATGGTACACGCGCCAATTGACCACGTTTGTTGCTGCCATGCGCCGTGACATTGAAAAGGTACTGGTGGCGCAGGTACGGCAAAAGGAAGAGCTGTTTACCAAGGACTCGAAGCGCGCCCGTATTGTACTGGCTGTACTTGACAGCTTTGTTGACGACTTTGCTGCCAGCATAAAGCTGTTGCGCGACCGTTGGACGCTGGGCAATCTTGCGGCGCTGCGCCTTGCCAGCGGCTTTGTTGGGCGCATGGACGCAGCTACAAAGGCCAAGTTGGAAAAGGGGGTCGGCAAGGCCATGGGCGTTGATGTGGCCCAAATCGCAAAGAGCGAAGGGTTGACGACCGCGTTGGACGCTTCGATACGCAGCAATGTTCAGCTGATTCAGTCGATACCTGCTGAGTACCTGGACAAAATCGAACGAATCATCAACACCGAAACCATAAAGCGCCGGTCGGGCACCAGCATCATTGAGCAAATCCGGGCGGTGTACCCAGTCACAGAAAACCGCGCCCGCTTTATTGCGCGTGACCAGTCGGCCAAGGTCAACGGTGATATCACGCGAGAACGCCAAACCGCTACCGGCGTCCGTGGGTACCGCTGGCGTACTGTTGGTGATGGTGCGGTACGCGAGTCGCACAAAGAGCGCAACGGCAAGGTGTACGCCTGGAACCCCGAAGACGTTGGCAAGCGCCTTGACAGCGGTGAGGTGATGCTTGACCCCGAGGCTGATGACATAGGCCACCCCGGTGAAGACTACCAATGCCGCTGTGAAGCTGAGGCCATTCTTGAGCTGGACAGGCTTATATAGTCTTTTACGTGCGTAGTTAACGCCTGACTTCAACAATGCGGCAACGTTATAATCGACGCAAGCACACCGGAGTGGTTTACTATGGATTTTCAGGTACTCGACAAATCGTATTCAGCGGGCACAAAGCGCACCTACACTGAGCAGGGCTACTTGCTTATTAAGGACTGCATTTTGGCCCGTTCTGGCGTGCTGGAATACAACGCTTCAGACTTCCAGCCGCGTGCCTACAACGACCGCCAACCCCATGACGTTATTGTGGCATATCGGTCGGCTGACAGCATTCGCGCAGCTGCCGCCAAGTTCTCGGGCGCGCCGCTGACCAACGACCACCCGGTTGTGATGTTGGACGCGCTGAACACCAGCAAGTACCAGACCGGCCACGTCAATGGTGATGTGCGCGTTGAGCCTGACCCAGAAGACCCAGACGAAGTTGTAATGGTGGGCGACATTCTGGTGACGGATGCCACCGTAATTGAAAACGTCGACAAAAAGCGCACTGAGGAACTGTCCAACGGCTACTACAGCCGCTACGACTTCGAGCCGGGGGTTTCGCCCACTGGCAAGCGCTACGACTGCGAACAGCTCGCGCTGCGCCCTAACCACGTAGCCGTTGTCAAAGCAGGCCGTAACGGCCCGCTGTGTAAAGTGTCTGATTCCATTACAGACAATCCAACCAAACCGCAAGAGGAAACCCCTATGTCCACTGTGACTATCAACGGCGTGTCGTATGAGGCGTCTGAACAAGTGGTGCAGGCGGTTGCGCAGCTGCAAGCTGAACTGGCTACCTGCCAATCGCAATTGCCGACCCCCGAGGACGAAGCCGCCGCCGCTACTGCCGCTGCTGCTGCTGCTACTGAGATGGAAGCGCTGCAAGCCCAGGTCGCTGAAGCTACCGCCGCTACCGCGCCCGAGGCCATGGACGCTGCTGTTGAAGAGCGTGCTGAAGTGCTGGACGCCGCGCGTAAGCTGATCCCGAACTTCGATAGCAAAGGCAAGAGCAATGACGTCATTCGTATGGAAGTCGTCAAGGCCCGCTGCCCTGAGCTTACCAACCTGGACAAGCGCCCGGCTGAGTACATTGCCGCACGCTTCGACGCGTTGAAAGCCACACCGAAGGGCCAAAGCACGCTGGACAGCGCGTTGAGCCAGAGCATTGCCAACAAGGACAAGGCACGCGACGGCGAATTGGCCAACGTGGACGCGGCCCGCGAAAAGGCCATTGAACGTCGTGGCGGTGCCTGGAAGAAACCGGCCAAGTAACCCACCCATCCACCAACTGACCAAACACATTTTGTTCAAGGAGTCTTAAATGACTGTTCAACTCAGCTATACCAAGACTATGCGCCCTGCGCTCAATGGTCAAGTGGCTTGGGATTTTGGCACCGCCGACATTTCCAGCGCCAACGTGGCTGCCGCTAGCATCGGCTTTGGCGTTGCAGCCGTTAAGGGCGCAGGTTCGCGCACCGTAATCGCCGGTAACGTTAGCGTGCTCGGCTGGACTGTTCGTTCGCTGATGAGCCAGCATTCCATTAACAACGCCGTCGAAGCCTATGGCGAAAAGGAAACCGCTGCCATCATCCGTGAGGGTTATGTGTTCGTCCTCAACTCCAGCCCTACCGCTGTCGTCGAAGGCGCAGCTGTTTACGTCAACGCAGCGGGCCTGCTGGTGAACACGGGTGACTTGGGTTCGGCCATTGTGCCGGGCTGCCGTGTTGAACGCGGTGCTGCGTCGGGCGCTATGTGCCTGTTGCGCGTCCAAACCAGCATCCCGGCTTAACGGCCGCTGCTAACTTCTTCCATTCCAAATAGCGAGAATCACTATGGAATTTCGTAACCTGGACGCTGATGGCAGTGTCTTCTTCAAACGCGAACTGGAACACATCAAAGCGCAGTCGTATGACGTGGCCTACCAAGACCTTATGGCGCGCGAGCTGTTCCCCACCTCCAACGAAGCCGGCGCACACGCGGAAATCATCACCTACCGTTCGTATGACCGTGTAGGTATGGCGCAGATCATTTCCAGCTACGCCAAAGACCTGCCGCGCGCTGACGTAACCGGCAAGGAAATTACCAGCCCGGTTCGTATCATCGGTCTGTCGTTCGGCTACACCATCGGTGAAGTTTTGGCGTCTCAAGCCACTGGCAAGAGCCTGGAACAGCGCCGCGCCAACGCTGTGCAGCGCGGCACCGAAGAAACCATCGACCATATTGCTTGGTACGGTGATGCTGCAACCGGCCTGCCGGGCTTCCTGACGAACGCCAACATTCCTAACGGTGCGGTGGCCCCCGGTGTCAGCACTGATACCGAATGGGATACCAAGACCCCGGCGGAAATCCTGGAAGACGTCAACGACCTGTTCGGCACTACTTACGCTGTGACGCGTAAGAAAGAGCGCCCGAACACGCTGCTGTTGCCGGTTAAGCAGTGGAATTACATCATGTCCACCCCGCGTTCGGATAACTCCGACACCACGATTGCCCAGTATCTGGTTACGAACAGCCCGTTCCTTACCAGCCTGGAAGATATCGTGGCAGTACCTGAGCTGGAAGGCGCAGGCACTGGCGGCGCTGACATGATGGTCGCCTACGACAAGAACCCTGACAAGCTGACCATGGAAGTTCCTTTGGAACTGCAGTTCCTGCCTGTGCAGGAAATTGGCTTGGCTTTCGAGGTTCCGAGCTGGGCTAAAACGGGCGGCACCATCGTGTACTACCCGCTGTCTGTGCGCTTCGCCTACGGGATTTAAGCGCAAACCTCCCTTTGGCCTTCGGGCCAAAGGGCTTTTTCTACTGTTGAGGGTTTCATCATGGCTGGCATTCAAAACAACGCTGCACGTCAAATTGACCTCCGGGGCCGCCGCCCTGGCCAAATCGGGGCGAATGCAATCTGCTGCATTACGCTCAACCCAGGCTTCAACGTGGTGGAAGACGCCGACCTTGACCTGTGCCTGAAAAACCGCCACGTAACCACGCTCATTGACGCCAAAGTCATTGTGGTGGGCGTGCGCCGCACCCGCCTGGACGAAGCGCTCCAGCGTGATGTGGACAAAGTTGGTATCGACCCTAAAGAGCTGCGCAAGCCGGCTCATGCTGCCTCGCTGGCCCCCGGCCACGGCATTGCGTCGGGCTTGGAAATGGATACCCCGGCCGGTGACGCGCTGGAACTGTAAGGAGCGCCACCCATGGCCAATATAACCGTTGAGCAATTCCGCCTGCGCCTGCGCGAGTTTGCAGACGCAACCGCGTGGCCTGATACACTGATACAGATGCACATTGACGACTCAGCAGCCGAGGTTGATTTTTCGCTGTTTGAGCTGCGTGCTGTTCGCGGTCAAAGCCTTTGGGTGGCCCACCACTTGACCCTGGACGAACGCAACGCTCAGGCGGCAGCAGGCGGCGCGGCCGGTGAACCTACCCGCCTGTTGGCGGGCCAGTCAGAGGGTGACACCAGCGAGTCGTATGTAGCGCCCGCCTCGCGCAGCGCTTTCGATGACTTCTACAACCAAACCGGCTACGGCCAGCAATGGCTTGCTATGTACAAGTTCATCGTGCCGGGCGTCACCAATACAGGCGGCGTGGTGCTGCCAATGCCACAACGGTTCCGCCCTGGGCCGTTTGGGCGCGGGCGCTGAAGTGCTCAAGCCCAAGGTCGGCGTGAAGAAGGGCGGCGACTTTGAAGCCGTCAAGAAGCGCGTAGACGAAGTACAACGCCTGCTCGAAAAAGGCGCTAAGGTCGCTGTCGGCCTGCCTCGCAACTCCATGCCCTACCCTGATGGCACCAGTGTCATCATGGTGGGGTTTTGGAACGAATTTGGCACCAAATTTACACACGAACGGGCGTTCCTACGCACCGCCGCACGCGAAAACCGCGACGCATGGCTGGCCCTTTCGCGTGACATATACAAGCGCGCAGTAGCCAAGAACAAAGACCCTAACGACTTCCTGAGCATATTGGGCCAACGCATGGAAGCGGACGTGAAGCGCAGCATCGATTCAGGCGCATGGGAGCCCAACCAAGGCGCGTATGGCGAATGGAAGCTGTCTAAGGGCAAGACTAAACCACTCATTGTTTCGGGCCACCTGCGCGGCTCAATCCGTTACGTCATAAGGAAGCCATAGCATGATACGCAGCAGCCGGATTCTGGCACACAACAAGCGCCGCATGACGGCCTTGCGCCCTGTTATGGAAAAGATTGACCTGGAGTGGAAAGAAACCAGCAGCACGCCCCTTACCATTTTTGCCAGCAGCCGGCCGCTGGGCATGAAGGAAGCGCAGATGCTGGAAGAGGGCCAGCGGTCTGATGAGTTCCGCGTGATAAACTGTGACGAAGAACTATTTGCCGCTGATGACAAGCTGGGCGTGGTGGGCGATATTATACCCAACCATTTGGGCTTTGACTGGCGCGTGGTGGGTTCCACCCGTTGGCGGGAGGGTTCCACCCACAACAGTTACAAGCTGCAGAAGATCAGACTTGCAACACCCCCAGGGCCATAACCATGACACCTTCAAAAACCCTATCCAAAGCGCTTGGCCGCACCATCGCCACTGATGGCACAAGTGTGGTGTTGGCCCATGGTGACGGGGTAAAGGAACGGGGGCAGTTCGTGGTTGTAAACGTGCCGCTGAACACCCCCATTGGATTGGCTGAGCTGCGCTATGCAAACCAACCCACCCCCGCGCGTGATGTGGTGGAAACGGTCTCGACTTTTCGTGAGGTGATGTTCTCGGTGCATGTGTACCGTGACCTCCCGGAAAATGGCGACACGGCCGAAGACCTTGCCGAGCGTATCCGGCTGCGCATTCAGCAGACCAGTTTCCGCCAAGCCATGCTGGCCTACGGGCTGGCGTTCTCTGCTGTTACGCCGGTTCGTGATGTGACAACAGCGCTGGACGCAGCTCAGGAGCCGCGCGCCCAGTTTGACGTGTACTTCAACACCATACAGACCTTAGCCGAGGTCATTCTGTCCATTGAAAGCATTGATATCCATGCAAGCTATCAAGGGGCGTTCAAAGAGCATGACGCAATCATCCAAGTGAGGAACCCGTAATGAGTGATATTCCGGTATCAACCGTTGTCCGTGTTACGATTAGCACGGCCCCAACCTTCCCGACCCGGAAAGGATTTGGCACACTGAACATCATTGGCCCATCCAATGTCATCAGTGCAGCCGAGCGCTTTCGGGTTTACTCCAACATGGACGGCGTTGAGGGCGACTTCGACCCCGCAACCGAAGAGTACCGCGCCGCCCAAGCCTACTGGGCGCAACGGCCAAGCCCGCAACAACTGGTCATTTCCCGCCGTGTGGCTACTGCTATTCCGGCTGAGCTGCGCGGTGGCGGCAACCCCGAAATCGAAATTGCCGTGTGGCAGGCCATTCTTGATGGTTCGCTGCGCGTCAACATTGACGGGGTTGAAGCAGCCGTGGGCTCGCTGGACTTCAGCACCGCTGACACGCTTCCAGAGGTGGCCGCGCTGGTGCAAGTCGGCATTCGTGCTGCTAACGTGGCCTTGGGCTGGGCTAACGCCACCTGCACCTATGAAGCGAACCGCTTTTACATTCGCTCTGGCACCACCGGCCCGGCGTCCACCATTGGCTATGGCCTTGCAAGCGTAAGCGGCACTGATATTGTGCCGCTGCTGGCCCTGGCGCTTGGTGACGCTACCAAGATGGATGGCCTCGCGCCAGAAAGCGCGCTGGAAGCGCTGGTGGAAGCCAACGACGCCAGCCAAGACTGGTACGGCTTTGCGTTTACGCGCGAGCTGCGCGACGACCTTGCCGAGCTGGAGCCGGTTGCAGAGTGGGCTGAAGCCCGCGTCAAGATTTTCGCAAACGACTCGAACGATAACGACATTCTTGACAGCGTCAACACCAACGACATTGCTTACGCCCTTAAACAGCGTGGGTTCCGCCGCAGCTTCACATGCTACAACTTTGTAGCGAATCAGTACCTTGCCATTTCGGCCCTGGCTCGCGCATTCGTGGTGAACTTCAGCGCTCGCAACTCCACCATCACCTTGAAGTTCAAGCAAATGCCGGGCATCACGCCTACGCCGCTGCGCACTTCGCAAAAGAACGCTCTGGATGCCAAACAGGCCAACGCCTTCTATACGGTTGGCGGCAATCCGATGTTCGGTGAGGGTGTAGTAGCCGCGCAGGGTGTGTTCTTCGACGAAGTACACGGCATTGACTGGCTGCAAAACGCCATTGAAACCAACGTGTTCGGCAAGCTGTACACCGACATCACCAAAACCCCGATGACCGACCCCGGCACCGCAAGCCTGCAACAACAGGTGGAAAAGGCGCTGGACGAAGCTGTCAACAACGGCTTGGCCGCCCCCGGCTTTGACCGTGACGACAACTATCTGCAAAAGGGTTACGTCACTTCGGTGCAGCCAATGCGCGAACACAACCAATCGGATAAGGAAGCGCGCCAAGGCCCGCCAATTTCCTTTACCGTACTGGGGGCCGGTGCCATCCACGGTATCGAAATTATCGGCGTATTCCAACGCTAAGGAGCAACTATGAAACTGTATAGCTTTGCGGAAACGACCTTGCTGGTCAACGGCCGCGAAATCACCGGCTTCGATGGCAGTGATGACTCAATCGGCATGCGCCGGCTTGAAGACTCCATGGGCCACGTCATTGGCAACAAGGGCGAAATGGCCGCGTTCGTGCGCGCCAGCAAGGCCGGTGAAATCGTGGTCAAGCTGCAGCAAACCAGCGACGACAACCTGTACTTTTCAACGCTCATTGCAGCAGCGGAAAATGGTGCGTTCGTGCCGGTCAGCGTGATGTTTAAAGACAACCTTGGTAATGATATCATTACCGGCAACCGTGGCTATATCCGCAAACCAGCGGATATGCAGCGTGGCACCCCAGTGGGCAGCCAAACCTGGGGGCTTGTTGTTGAGCGCCTGGATATGCTGCTCGGCGGCGGTCAGACCGTTTAACCCTTTTGGCGTCGGGGCGGTTTAGAACCGCCAGCCAGCAACCCCAGATCGTCCCGACGCCACCTTTCAAGGAGTACACCATGGCTGTAAACGAAGGCAAGAAAAGTATTCGCGGGCGTGAGTACTATGTGGTGCAAATGCCGGCTGACAAGGCCATTCTCATTCAACTGCAACTGACCAAAATCCTAGGCGGTGCGCTTGGTAAACTGGCCCCGGCCTTGAGCACCAGCTCCAAGGCAGATGGCCCCGAGCGAATGGCCGCTATGGTCGGCGCTGTCGGCGCGTTGTTTGAAAAGGCCAGTGAAGAAGAAATCCAAGCCCTGATTTTCCGAGTGGTGTCTACCGCTAAGGTGGACGGCAAGCGTATCGACATTAACGAACACTTCCAAGGCGAGTTTTTGGCCGACCTGTATCCGGTGTTCTTTTGGGTGCTGGGGGTTAACTTCGCAAGTTTTTTCGGCGCGGGCGGTCTCGACGGCGTCGTGGCCAAGTTCAAAATGCTGTTTCTACAGGAAATGGCAAAAACAGCCGCGAACGCGCAGCCATCGACGCCGCCCCAAGCTTAAACCCGTATCTATGGCGGCCAATAAGTGCCGGGCTTTGCAGCCTTAAAGAGCTGCAGGACGGCACCTACTCCATTGATGACTTGGCTGACTTCCATGAGCTTCTTGACCTCAAGGAAGCACTCAAAGAACACGACCGGCCACCGGAGTCCTGAACATGGCGAGCAGCAATTACATTGAAGAGTTCCTAGTCGGCCTGGGGTTTGAGTTCACCGGCGATGACGGCGAGCGCTTCAAAAAGCAAACCGAGGTCATAGCCTCCACGATAAACAAAGTGACCATTGCGGCTGCTGCTGCCGCGACGGCGCTTTTTGCCATGTCCAAAGGCACCGCTGCCCAGAATGTGGAGTTGAGCAAAACCGCCACCGAACTTGACAGTTCAGTTGAAGCGCTGGCCCGGTGGCGTCATGCCGCTGACCAAGCCGGCGTTGGCGGTGATAACGTCGTATCGATGCTTAGCAACCTGCGCGCTCAAGCGTTGGAAGCCGCCCGCACGGGTTCTGGCCCGTTCCGCGCGTACCATGAGCTGGGGGTGGACTTTGAAGCTATCGCAAGCGGCGGCCAGGATGTCACCGACGCGCTGGAAGACATCATTGCCACTGCCCAGCAGATGGATAGGGAAACGGCCAAGGGTGCGCTGAAAGAACTTGGTATTGATCCAAAGTTCCTAGACACCCCCATTGAAAAGCTGCGCAGCGCTATGGCTGAGGCGGATAAGTGGGGCAATACCACCGAAAGCCTAGCCGAGAAATCGTTGGAGTTTAGCGAAGCGTGGAACAGCATGACGCTGCGCCTCGAAGGCACGTATAACCTGATGGGTGAGCGGCTGCTGCCAGTGTTCACTAAATTCTTCGATGAATTGAGCGAAGGGCTGGAGTGGGTGCAGACGGAAGGCATCCCAATATTGGACGAAGTAGTTGAAAAACTGGGCGGTTGGGAGACTGTCATGACCGGCTTGGGTATCGTGGCCATTCCTGCGCTTCTTGGCAGCCTGTCCAAAGTGCTATCGCTGGTGACGGGCATTGCAGGGGGCGCGGCGGGCGCTGGCAGCGCGCTGGCCTTGCTGTTTAAAGCGGGTCTGGTCGGCGCTGCTGGCTACGCTGGATGGGAGGCAGGCACCGAAATTAACAACGCCCTGCCGCAAGAGGTGCAAGAGGCCATTGGGGAATATTTGGCTAAGAGCCTAGCGTTCGTCGGTGTAAAAAGCGCTCAACAGGCGGTGGAGCAGACTGAGGGTAAAGAGTTCCCCAGCGTATGGGATACTCTGGAAAAGAACCGCAAGGCTGCTGCAGAAAAGCACTACAGGGCCAACCCGCAAGACCGGCCAAAGACCGGCCGCGACTCGCAACAGCAGCCCACCCTTGATGATTGGGCTGATCAGCCGTTTGACCCTAACGCGCCAATGCCGGAGTTTCCCGCCGCTGAAGCCGCTGACGTTGAGCTGGATGGCGGCACCATCCCAGGCATTGTCAATCCTGCTGACCTGCACAAGTTGGTGCCGCCGCGTGAAGGCGGGGGTGGCGGCGCGCCGACTGTCATTGACAGCAGCAAGCACATTACCAACCACTTTACCGGGCTTAAGCTGGGCGAAGTTGAAGAGCTGATGCAGCGGGCCGAGCAGGAACAAAACCTGCACATGACCAACGAAAACGCCAGCCCCATTGTGAGGTAGCTGTATGTCTTATTTTCAACGGCTGTTTGTGGGCACTGACCGCACCTTTGCCACCATTGAGGTGGACGCGGTGCTGCTGGAGCAATACGACCTAAGCAGCACCATCACTGATCACCCGGTTGACCGTGGCGCTTCTGTCAGCGACAACATCATTAACAACCCTCGGGTGTACACCATTGAAGCAGTGGTAACTGACACCCCCATGGGCTTGCTGGCCGCGCTGCAGACGATTGGCGACAACGCCCGTGCTGCGTTGGGTGTGCTTAGCAGCGCCATCTTGGGTGGGGAAGCCGAGGCACCCGCCACCGCGCGCAGCGTAGCAGCGTTTGAGTCACTGCTGGCCCTGCATGAAGGGCGCGTGGTCATTGACGTGCAAACCGGCATGGGGCTTTGGACTGACTTGGCCATACAAAGCATTCGTGTGGCGGTAGACGAAAAGACAGCCAACCACCTGCGCTTTACCGCTGTACTGCGCCATGTACGCCGCGTATCGTTGCAGCTTCTGGGTGAAGAGGCCACGTTGGAGCCCGGCCCTGTCGCTGAAAGCGGCGCACCTGTACGGCGCGAGGGGTTTAAGCAGGTCATTGAGGATGTGTCCACCTCAGTGCAGAACGCAGCAGCGAGGCTCTTCGGATGAAACAAATACCACTGACCCCCAGCCAAAATTCCACCTTTGATGGTGACGTTGACGGCCGCCGCTACACCTTCCGGTTTACGTACAACAGCCGCGCCGGCTACTGGGCCATTGATTTGTCTTTGGCCGGGGTGGCGGTTGTCAACGGTGCGGTCGCAGCCATTGGCGTTGAACTGTTCCAAGGTGACGCAACACCTGAAATTCCGCGCGGCCTGTATATGGTGCCGACCGACCAAGAAACCCGCGACGCCGCCTTTGATGAACTGGGCCTGCGCGTTGTGCTGCTACAACTCACGGCAGAGGACGGCTTAAATGTCCCTACAGTTCAATAGGCAGTACACGCTAACGCTGTCCAACGCTGATGGTGAAGTGCTGGTAATTGAAGAGCTGCGCCTAACGTTTCAGCTCAACAAGACCCTGCTAGGCTACCCGACGCGCGGCCGAATTGAAATATACAACCTGTCTGAAGAGAACATACAGCGCATTGGCAAGCGCTACAGCGTGGCTACTTTGGAGGCAGGCTACGCCACCACCAAAGCGCATGTGTTCACGTCAAACATCATGAACTTTTACAAGAGCCGGCAAGGCGTCGATTCGGTTTTCAACCTGATCCTTGCCGGCGAAGCTCCGGCCTGGGCTGGCAGCGTGTTTGTGCGCACCTACCGCGAAGGCATGCCGCCCTCCACCATTTTGCAGGACGTGGCCGGGTCGTTCGAGGGCGTCATTATCGGCACGCTACTCGAAGACGCCTCATGGGAGGCCAAGCTCAGCAGCGTAACGCACGCTGGCAACGCCCGCACCATCATGGATAAGCTGGCGCGCGACTACAACTTTGACTGGGCTATTCATGACGGCCAAATTGATGTCATTCCACGGGGCCGAGTCCTGACTGATCAACCTGTGTACGTTATCACGCCAGAAACTGGCCTCATAGGCAGCCCGACCCTTACAGAGCTTGGGGCGGACTTCCGCATATTATTGAACCCTGATATAATGCTGGGGCGGCAGGTGCAAATGAGCGCTGAGTCAGTCCAGCTAGGGCAAGAGGGGCTGGAGTTCAGGCGCGTTCGCACTACCGCCGATGGGTTTTACAAGGTCATGGACATACGCCTGATGGGTGATACACGCGGCCTTGACTGGTATTGCGACATAATCGGTTGGAGGGTTGGCGATGAGCCAAGGAAATGACGTAAGGCGGTCTACCGCTGCAGAGCTGCTAGTCAGCAACAGGTTGCTGGCCTTGCGCACTATGACAGTGGGCCGGGTCACCCGCGTGTTTTCCAACGGTTGGGTTGAAGTTGACCCGCAAATTCAAATGGTGGTACGCAGCGACTTGACCCAGGCCGAGACGCCGCAAGACATTGGGCTGCTGAGCCGCATCCCCATAGGGTATTACAAAGCCGGAGGGTTCATTATCACCCTGCCAGTAGCGGCCGGTGACGAAGGCGTCATCATGTTTAGCGACCGCAGCCTTGATATGTGGAAAGCCACCGGCCGCAAAGCCCCGCCCCGTGACCACCGCTTTCATGACGTGTCGGATGGGGTGTTTGTGCCCTGGCCCACTTCCAAGGGCGGGGCTATAGCCGGGTTCAACACAACCGGCGCGTATGTAGGGCTGGAAGATCAAACGTCCTTTTTGCACATAGGTGCCGGTGGCGTGACCACGCTGAAGGCTGCCACAAAGTTCATAATCGACACCCCACTGACTGAACTTACCGGCATGCAGCACGTAATGAAGGCGGTGACGATGGACGAAACCCTTGTGGTCACCGGCAGCGCGACCGCCGCCAACTTCCTGACGCCTGGAGGCTTTAACGCCCTGATGCACATCCATGGGGCAGGCACCAACACCGATGGCAACACCTTGGCCCCTGTTCTGTAAAGGAGTTTTGTATGCTGAGCCGCGCGCTTGATGAGAACAACGACATTTTTACCCGCCAAGGCAGCAGCGCAATGGTGCGTGATGGCGCAGAGGTTGTGCAGCATGTGCGCTCGCGCCTGCTGTTTTATCTTGAAGAGTGCGTATGGGATACCGGCGCGGGGGTGCCCTACTTCCAGCGCATCTTCGTTAAGCCTGCTAACCTCCCGGCTGCTGAGGCCATTCTCAAGCGCGAAATCATTCTGACCCCTGGCGTCAAGGCGCTGGTGGACTTTGCGCTTAGCTACAACCGCGACACGCGTAAGCTCAGGGTCACTTGGGAGGCGGAAACCATATACGACACCATTGTGGGCACCACCCTTAACCTTTCAACAGGGGTACTAACACCATGACTTTTGGCCTGACAGATCAGGGGTTTAGCCGCAAGCGCTTGGCCGACATCCTGGAAAGCAAAAACCAAGAGGTTCGGGGCGTATTCGGCCCTGACATTAACCTCAATCCACAAAGCCCAGACGGCCAAATAAACGGCCTTGCTGCCCTGTCTGATGATCAGCTTTGGCAGATTGCTGAGTACACCTACAACGCTACCGACCCTGATAAAGCCACTGGCGCGGCTCAGTCCAGCTTGGTTAAACTGAACTACATTCAACGCCAGCCCGCCATAGCCACCCGCGTTACGCTGGCAGCGGTCGGCACGCCGGGCGTTACTGTTCCAGCCGGCCGCCTCATTAGCGGGGGCAGCGTGCAGGTGCGCACGTTGGCAGCTTTTACCTTTAGCGTTGGTGGCACAGCCGCACCGCTGGCTGACTGCACCGTCACTGGCCCGGTTGAAATTCCGCCTGACACGCTTACTGTGTTTGACACCCCTGTGGCCGGCTGGACTTCTGTAACCAACCCGCTTGAAGGGCGCACCGGCCGCCACCGCGAAACCGATGGTGAATTACGACTGCGCCAGCGCCGTTCGACTGGGGCCAACTCGCAAAACATGATCGATTCGCTGTACGCGCTTGTGGGTGACGTGGACGGGGTGACGTACCTAAACGTCATTGACAACAAAGGCGACGACCCCGACGCTAACGGTTTGGCAGGCCATAGCTTTGAGGTCATTGTGGTTGGAGGCGACCCCGACGCTATCGCCCAGGCCATTTGGCGTGCTATGCCGTTTGGCATTGGCAACCAAGGCAACACGACCGGCACAGCGATTGACCGCAACGGCCACCCCCAGACGGTGTACTACACCATCCCGACTGATGTACCGATTTACGTAATCGCTGAACTGCTCAAACACGCGCAGTACCCAGCGGACGGCGACGCCCTGATTAAGCAGGCTATCGTGGACTACGCTGAAAAACGCTTGGTTGAGGGGCGCGGCTTTAGCACGGGCGAAGACGTTATAAGGACTGAGCTGTACACCCCTATAAACTCGGTGCCTTTCCATGATATTCTTAATCTGTACATAGGCATTGCTCCAGCCCCTACTGGCGAGGATAATATACCCATTGATTTACGCCAAACTTCCAAGTTTACGGTAACAAACATTTCGATAATTGAACCGTAAGCGCAGGGGCACCAAATGGAAAACATCACCCCGGTAAATTACTCAGACTTTATACAAGCCCATGTCGCCACTGAGTATTCAGAAACGGTGCGGCTGCTAGGGCTTGTAAGGGCGCTTACTTGTGACCACCAGTTGCTGGAAACCACCTTTGCCAAGCTGGCGCAACGCCTGGATATCGACGCCATGGCGGGCGTCAACTTGGACGTCATTGGCCGTATCGTAGGGCAGCCGCGCACGGTCATTGACGCTTCGGGGGTGGCGTTCTTTGGGTTCGCTGACCACCCGCAAGCCTTTGGCTTTGGCGACCCGAACAACAGCGCAGTTGGCGGCCGGTTCAAAGACCCGAATGAGTCGCTGACCGGCAACAAGCGCTTGATTGACAGCGAGTACAGGACGTTTCTCAAGGCTCGGGTTATCAAGAACCATTCCAAGTCCATTGGTGACGATGTCATAGGAATGTTTAAGTTCCTACTGGGCGAAGAAGTGGATGTGTACGTAGTAAACGCCCGGCCACGCCCCGGCCACGGCTGGATAGGCATAGGGAAGCAGCTGTCAGTAAGCGAAAGCTACCTACTGGCGTCCACTGAGCTTGTGCCGCGTACTACTGGCGTCACCTACCACATGCGCGACTTCAAACGGCCGTTCGGTTTTAACGGCGTACCGGGCGTTGGCGGGTTTGGCGACCCTCTGGATTCAACCGTTGGGGGCTACTTCCCCCGCATAATAGCTTAAGGAGCATTTTGTATGCCAGCACTTAGCAAACCCACCCTCGGGATCGTCTGGGCTCAAGCGGGCTTAGCCAACCCCTATGACGATCTTAAGCAGGCTCAGGGCTTCATTCCGGAAATCCCCGACTACGACAATTTCAACTGGCTGATGCAGCAGTTTAGTCAGATGAACAACTACCTGAACGAACAAGGTATCGGGGATTACTCGGCAACGACCACCTACTGGCTGGGCAGTATCGTCAAAGACCCTGCTACCAAACAGCTGTACCAGTCGCAGGATGACGACAACCTGGGCAACGCCCTCAGCGACCCAGCGTTTTGGAGCAACGAATTTGTTGGCGGGGGCATCCGCTGGAGCACCGAAACCGCCAACTTTAACGCTGAAGCCGGGCGCGGTTACTTACTGGACGGCGGCCTTGTGGCCACTTTGCCGCTGGCCCCTAGCGACGGTGACGAAATCGACTTTGCCGACTACATGCGCGAATGGGGTGCTACACCTTCAACCGTAGCAGGCAACGGCAAGAACATTGAAGGCTCACCGTCCTACAGCTTGCGCCAAAACGGCTCCATGGTTCGTATGGTGTTCTCCACCGGAACTGATGACTGGCAGGTCATCACCGTGGCGCATGAAAGCCCACACCTGGGGTTGAACTACCAAATTCGCACCAACCCGCAGATCATTAACGAGAACCTTACCATTGCAGCGACCGACAACGGCGGCAGCTTTGGCCCCATGACCATTGCCATAGGGTCTACTGTGACTGTAAGCCCTGGCGCGACCTGGAGTATTGTGTAATGAGCACATTGCGAGCAAACAACCTTACGCGCGCAGGCGGTAGTGGGATACCGGATTTAGGCGGCGTCGCTGCCAGCCGCCTTTTGCCAAGTGCTTGGGTGAACTTTAACGGCACGGGTGTTGTGGCTATTCGTGACCAACAGAACGTATCGTCAATTACCGATAACGGCGTTGGTGACTACACGGTAAACTTCACCACCCCTATGGCTAACGCCAATTACAGCGCAGTACCAGTTTTTACTGATACTGTCATTGCCTCATGGGCGGCTGCGGTTACTCGCGCTAACGTACTTACTACTTCTGTGCGCGTTCAGCAATTGGGTTTCACTGGTTCAACAGTAGCAACTGACGGTGCCAATTGCAATCTAATAGTCTTCGGGGGCCAAGCATGAGCACTTTAAAAGCCAACACCATCTTGGCGGCCAGCGGCCTTGCTGCCGACCCGGTGGCCATTCCAGGCTTGGACAAGCGCTTTGCCACGGCCTGGGTGAACTTTAACGGCCTGGGCGTCGTGGCTATTCGCAGCGCCTACAACGTTGCGAGCATCACCGATAACGGCGTGGGCGACTACACGGTAAACTTTACGACCCCGATGGCCAACGCCAATTACGCACCGTCGTTTGCAGGACAACGCAATGTGGCGCTTGGCTCCCCCGACTCGGTTGTTGGTATCAACGGGGCACCGACCATTAACGGGCTGCGGGTTATCTGCAGTAACGGTATCGGTGGGTTGGAAGATTTTACAATTGTCAGCGCCCATATCATGGGGGGCCAAGCATGAGCAGCCTTAATGTAAACGCCATTAACGGCGTGGATGTTCAGAACCTCGCAAGCAAGGTGGCCCGCGCCTGGGTCAACTTTAACGGCGTGGGTGTTGTCGCAATTCGCAAAGCGTTAAACGTGTCGTCCATTACCGACAATGGCACGGGGCTTTTTGTCGTCAATTTTGCCACGCCCATGCCCGACGCGAATTTTGTAGGGGTGGGCAACTCTTCCAACTCTTCTGGCCATGGGGCTGCACTGTTGATAGACTCAGCAGTTACGTCTGTCGTAGCGCCTACTATTAACAGCATGGCCATCGTGCTGCACGCCTCCGGTCTCGGCGTGCAAGACAACCTGTACGTCAATATGGCTTTCTTTGATTGACCTTTTACTAGTGCGGTGCTACACTGGCCGCGCTTTTCATACAACGCTCAAAAGGAGCATGCAACATGACCCAGAAACTTGTATACGCCAACGCTGACGGTTCCATTTCTGTAGTACACCCTGCCCCTGGCGTTGCCATGGCGGATGTCATCAAAACTTCAGTGCCGGTTAAGCTGCTGCGCAGCGCTATCGTTGCGGTAGGCGTTGCCACCCCGTACCAAGCCAACGCGGGCGACTACATGGACGCGCGCATTGCCGAAATGAACCAGCTTTCGGTTGAGGTGGTTCCTTATCGCCTTGTGGCTGAGGCCGATATCCCGGCCGACCGCCTGTTTCGCGCCGCTTGGCGTGCGGGCGAAGAAGCTGGTGTAGTGGAAGACACCGCAACTGCTCAAGAAGTGGCCCATGAGCTGCGCCGCCAAAAGCGCGAAGAGGAATTTGCGCCGCTGGACAAGCAAATCACTATTGTCATGGCAGACCCGGTCAAGGTGGCCGAAGTTGAAGCACAGCGCCAAGCCGTGCGTGACCGCTACGCCGAAGCCCAAGACGCCATTGACGTTTGCGGCGACACCGCTGCCTTGCGTGAAACGCTGGTGCAGCATTCCATCATCTAAGCAGCAGGCATGAAAAAGCCCCTCACTGGAGGGGCTTTTTATTGAGCGGCGTTTAATCCATCCAACGCCAAATACGCCCTTCGGCTTTCCAGACGGCTTCAACCCCGTCGCGGTCGGGCCAGTCGCGCGACACGGCCAGCACTTGCACCGGGCTGGCCAGCAGCGAAACCAAACACGACTTGCAAGGCGCGCGGCTGACAACGGCGGTGTGGAGCTTAGACCACCCGCCCGTGCCAGCAGCCAGCAGCAGCGCCGTTATTTCAGCGTGCTGCGCTAGGCAAGTTGAGCTGGCCCCGGCCAAGGTGCTGACCGGGTCGGTGTTGCAGTCACACGGCTTAACGTGCGCGTCGTAGCGGCTGTTAATGCCCGAGGCCAGCAGCGACCCCCCGGCAGAGTACAGCGCGCA